GGCGGCGGGAATAGGAGTAGGAGTAGGTGCAGCCGCTGCTACGGGGGATGGGGAGGGTGGTGGTTCACGTGGAGTCGCGGGTTTAATAGAGGACAATGGCGAAAGAGACGAGTTCGAAGAGGATTGTTTATTGGTGGCGGTGGAAGCAGCAGCAGTGACAGCAGCAACCGCAACAACCGGCGACGATTTCAATACCCATCCTTGAAGTCCCTTATCATTATTAATAAAATAATAACCTGTATGACGATTGTAATCCCGGTTTTTGCCACGAATGGGTATTGTAAATGTTTTGTCGGGGTCATACAGATTAAATAGATAGTTCAGGTTTTGGACATTCATCAAAAATATAATACCGGTATCTTTTGTAATTTGGGTTCTTAAAAGAATATCGAATTTCAGAGAATTCTTGCGTAATTTCGATTTATCATAATATCCGGTTTTGGAGTCTTTGTACGAATCCAGATGTTGGATAGGTTCTGTATGTGTCTTAAACCAATCAATGATGGTCCGACTATGTTGTAGATTCTGTATATCAAACGGAACCGGTTTCTTTGCTTTCGTAGATGGTTGCGGTATGTTTGCAACAGGTGATTTTCGCCGAGTCTGTTTTCTGGGTTTTTGACGAGTTTTTTTTATGGTTGTAACATCCGACATACTTTATATATACAACATAATTTATATATAAAGAATTTACCGAAAAGGGTGGTAGGGGGAATGGGAAGGGGTAGGGGTAGGGATGACAGGGGTGGCTTCGCCACCCCCCTAATAAACAATCCTGTAGGACGTCAACGATTCATTCACATTTTCTAAAATGCGTATTTTTTCTAAATTATAAGGTCGTATGCTTTCAACCGCTTCTTTAAATGGTCTCCATTCCAATTTGCTGACTTCGTCGTTTTCTTGGAATTTCATTTTCAACGAATCCCCGTAATTCATGTACATGACAAAATATTTGTGTTTATAAGATTTGTAATTCGAACCAATGAAAATTTCTTCATACGGCAATATATTATCCATATTTGTCAAACAGAATTTATTGTATCCCGTTTCTTCGGAAAACTCGCGCACGGCACATTCATAATCTTTTTCCCCCTGATTTCGTCGACCTTTCGGGAATCCCCATTCCGGTTCTTGCCATTTATTCAAACGGTTGCGTTCTTCGATTAATGTCGCCAAAGAATAATACTCCGAATGGCTAATGACACCTTCTGTCAGATTTTTGAATTTGTCCGATGAAACGGATTCTTCCATTTGATATTGGGCGATCGTGGATTTAGAACCATTCCAAATCGTATTCCAAATAGTTTCGAATTTCTGTTGGCGAATTATCTCAATCTCTGAATCCGTCATTTCATAAAACAAATTCAAAATGTAATCGCGATTATACACCGAATATTTTCCACGAACGAAATCCATGAATCCCAAAGTATGTTTCCTACATATCATTAAATATTCGTGAATATTCGTGGTTGGATGTATCCGAAATGCAATGACTCCAATACTAATGATGGGCATTTTGCAATTATTAAATATATGACCACTTTTCCCGCAATTATTACAGTATATATTTGTATTATCCATTTTCAGTTATTGTAAAAAACCACTATATGATTTACGAAAAACCATTTATATAGTTTCCCAAGGGAATAAATTATCCGACAATAGTTATATTTGCAGTTACACAATGAAATTCGAGCCAGATGTATGGGGTCCTCATTATTGGTTTTTCCTACATACGATTGCGATGTCATATCCCGAATACCCGAATGCGACGACCAAACGAAAATACTATGATTTAATACAGAATTTCCCAATGTTTATTCCAGACAAGGACATTGGCGATAAATTTAGTAAGACTCTCGATAAATACCCTGTAAGACCCTATCTGGATAATCGCGATTCTTTTGTCCGTTGGGTGTGTTTCATACACAATAAATACAACGAATGGTTGAAAAAACCGGAAATATCTTTAGCCGAAAGTTATCACCGATATTTGACACATTATACCCCTAAACCCGTGGTAATAAGTGAACGAATCGGTATTCACAAGAGATATATATTGGCTATATTCGTCATTTTGGCGTGTATTGTCATATACAATCTTTATGGCTAATCGAGGTGGTCATATAGTATAAATAATATATATATGCGTATTGAAATATACATCTTTTTAATTACCGCTTTTTTAATATGGTATATTTATACGGACGGAAAATACGTGAAAGACTTGTGGAAATGGAAAAAATATTATCAAATGGTGGGAATTGCCGTAGGGGGATTGTTTATGTATTGGCTGTTCAAACAGAATCCATTGAGTGCACACCAGATGATTATGACCTCGAATGACTATATCAAATATCTACCTTTAGACAACACAACATCGAGTATATTATCGCCCATATTGGATTTCACTTCCAAAAACAACTTTGGCGGAGGGGGTGGTGGTGGTGGGGCCGGCATCGGTGGCCAACGACCCATCATACAAATGGGAGGTGGTGGAAGCGAATATGCGATGCAAGCACAAAATAATCCTGTAGGACAACCCGTGGGAGAACAACGCATAATGCAATCCGGAAAAAAAGGGACGAAACGTTCTGTAAGTGAAACCAAAAAGAAATTCGTGGCGGCACGTCAAAGTTGGCATTGTGGCGATTGTCAAACACAATTATCTGCGTGGTTTGAGGTCGACCACAAGGTTCGATTGGAATATGGTGGTAGCAATCACGTAGACAATTTAGTCGCATTATGTAGAGAATGTCACGGTAAAAAAACGGCAATGGAAAATCTCTGATTGGTTGGTTCCATAGAATGGGGGGACTGTGGGATGGGGGATGGGGGGATGGGGAGGTCCAACATCAATAAAAATATAGTGTAATATTCTATATGGATGATTTGGTATTAAAATTATTATTAGCAATCCTGTTTGTGGCCATTGTGATTGTTATTATATATTATGGAATAACGGATCCATTATTACAAACGACCAGATTGTATACATACATATTTAGTATTGTAATTCCATTAATCGGTATTTTGCTATTTTTAAAAGAAGATATCGTGAATTCGGGAATTGCCAATTGGTGGTATATATCCATCTTTTTGGGAGGGTTGTTGGCAGTGACTGCTATCATTGCCCTATATTACTATTTGCCCACAGGTTCTACCAGTCTATTTATCATAAATAGTATTATTTTTCTATTCCTGTTTTTGATCGTCGCAATTGGTTTGGCAATTGTATACAACATCGGAGAAGAATATTTCTTAAAACAAACCGGATTATATAATGTATGGATTCAAGTCCTGTTTTATATACCCTGTTTGATAAGCGACTTCATTTTATATATATTTGAAGAATTCAGTATAATACCCAATATGGTGTTTGTATTATTTATCATAGAGATTGTATTGGTTTTAATGTATGTATATGGCGAAGATGTGGCGAATAAAGTGATTACAAATGGGGGGAAGGTATTGTTGGCAGATTATCGCCAATTAAATAGTGTCAATACGATTGCAGATTCCCGGCAATTTCAAATAGATTCGCCAAAAAAGAAAAATGATAAAGATAATGAAGAACGGTCAAGTTGTGTAGATGTTACGGGTAAAGATGCATATGACCCGGATTTAAAAGACCATTCTGTAAGTGACCCAGATAAACCTTATGATACCCCCCGTAAACCAACATTAAAGGGTATAGATAACCCTTGTCATAAATCGAGTGGTATAAACGACCTAAATAATGATTATTGCAAATTCAATCCGTATTTGATAATGGATGTGAGTAATGCAGTGCAATGTGGATTGGTTGATATAGAAGATATTCGAGACCCCAAAGTATATAATCGTCATGATTTATACAATTCTATTTCAAATACGGTCCGTAATAATTATATTGCACAGCTGAATGCTCAAACACAACCCGTTTTTAATACGAATTATTCGATTACATTTTGGGTATATTTGAATCCAAAACCGGAAATATTCCAACACAACCACGAATATAATATTTTGAATTACGCGAATCAAACAGATGATTATCAGGGGAACGGTGGAAACCCCAAAGTGACTTTTTTAAATGATTCTTGCAATATTTATTTTACAAATAATCCCAAGTGTTTGACAAAAGGAAAATACAACTCTGAATGTATGTACAATATTAAATTGAAAAGTCAAAAATGGAATTACTTTGTATTTAATTATTCTTCGGGACATCATGCCGATTTATTCATAAATGGAATTTTAGAAAAAACATATAAATTTAGCGATAATATGCCGGTTTATTCGAAATCGGACCAAATCAATATAGGCGAATTAAATGGTGCTTATGGATATATTTGCAACATAATGTATTATTCTCAACCATTAATGAAATCACAGATTGCCAATTTTTACAATTTATTGTCTGTTCGAGATCCGCCAATATTAAAAATGTAACAGTATAAAAATATATAATATTTATATACTTTATAATGAACGCTTTATTGATTGTTTTAGGAATTGTAATTGTCATATTGGGTTATGTTCTATATTTGTCATATCAAACTGCACCTTCTGTAAATTTAATGGATTTGGGAAAAGACAATAGTTCAAAGTGGCTTACTACCGCAAAATTTCCCAAAGTTGGAAGCAGTACGAGATATGCTTATGGTGTTTGGATTTATGCAAACCAATTAGGTCAAGCGGGAGAATCTGCAAATAATACCGTTTTTTGTACATTAAAAGAAGGTAAAACAAGTCTCACTGGATTGCCAAAATATAAAGTAGAAGATGAAATATATACATTTGTTGTATATTTCGATTCAAATAAACCAATATTACATTGTGGAATTAAAACACAAGCAAAAGATTCCGGAAAAGTTTCGGAAAATTCTTGTCCATTAGGATCTGGTACTTGTACCGATACATTTGATGTGATTATTACAGATAATTTCACATTACAAAGATGGGTATATTTAGTGATAAGTGTAGACAATTTATTCGTCGATTTATATTTAGATGGAAAATTAGTAAAATCGGTGAAAATGGTTAATTTACCATATCAAGATAATTTGAATATAGTTAGTGTAAATATTAGCGAAGCGGATGCAAAGAAAAAGGCATCCACCGTCTTTGGATATTTACCTGGATTTATGCTTGCCAAATTTCAGAGATGGGAAACACCTTTAGACCCACAATCGGTATGGAATTATTACATGCAGGGAAATGGTCAAGGTGGTTCTGGTTCAAAATACAAAGTAAATCTGGATTTTGTAAAAGATAATAAATTAACTACACAATGGAATCTTATGTAATTAGTGTTTAGTAAAAACAGACAAAACAAACAAAACAAATAATATAATATATTATATTATATTATACAATATGAATTTAGAAAAACCATTAGGAGAACAAATGTCAAATTCATTAAACATGAATCCAAATGCAATTGGGGATAGTGTATCTGGTATGGCGTCTTCGATGGGCGATTCATTGAATGCCGCAAAACAATCCATGAATAATTCTCTGAGTGAATTTTCCAATGCAGATGCAGTAGGTGCAACTTCTTCCTTTTTGGAGTCCAACAGTATGATTGCCAAGTTCATCTTTTTGATTTTGGTAGTCATTGGATTTGTATTTATTTTTAGATTGGCGGTTATGATTATGGGATATTTTATACAACCGGACCCAAATCCATATATTATTAAAGGAATGTTGGATGGAAATGTGTTAACTAATATTTCAACCAATCCATTAAATAAAAAAGCAATCCAGATTATGAGGTCAGACAATGCAAATTCGGGATTGGAATTCACATGGTCAGTTTGGCTGAATATACAAGACAATAACAATGGTCAAACAAATCCTACTTATAATAATGTTTTTGTGAAAGGGGATGGTAATTTTGATAGTACAACTGGAATTTCAAATGTAAATAATGGCCCAGGAATGTATATTGCAAATAAAAAAGCAAATGGTTCGAATGACAGATCATATGCATCATTGTATGTTATAATGGATACTGTAGTAAACCCTGGTGATCGTCCAAATGCATCGGACCAAATAAGAGAAGTTTTTGATATTTCAAACATTCCTATGAAAAAATGGGTTCATGTGGCGGTTCGTGTACAGAATAAAATAATGGATTTATATGTAAATGGAACAGTAACTTCGCGAAATATGTTCATACATATTCCTAAACAAAATTATAGTGATATTACTGTTTGTGGAAATGGTGGATTCAATGGCAAATTGTCGAACTTGCGGTATTTTGCACATGCATTGAATGTATTGGAAATTAATAGTATTTTAGCACAAGGTCCAAATACAAAACCAATTTCAAATATTGATGCACCGAAATCAATGCAATACCTGTCTATGAATTGGTATTCGAATCGTATGTAAAAATATACACGCAAGTCATAAACATCCATACAATTATCATACAGTATATTATACTGTATGACAAACGTTTGTGATAATCAGGGGTTTTTAGATATGATGGCGAATCGCCGTTATGCATTTATTTATAATGTACCCCCACCTCGTATTAATTCATTGGACCAAACACCATATAATAAAATCAATACATCTACTGGAAAACTGGTCACACAATATGATTTGAGTATGCGCCGCAAAGCGGAAATTTTGAAATACAGTAGTAATTTACAATCTACTCAAACAAATAATTTTACCAAAAATCAGAGATGGGCACAAATTTCGAAAGGAAATTATCAACGGTTTAGTCCGTCATTATATACGCAAACTACAAATCCGGTTACGGGGACTACCAGTTATACTTTGAATTGCAACACAAATGGCATTGTAAAAACGCCTTCATATGCTTGTGATGTTCCGGGTCCATTAACGTATCTGTATGAAGACCCCAATGTAGATTTGTATATGTTACAAAGCAACGTGGATGCATATGCATTGATTCCTACACGACCTCTCCTTCCATTTACCATTCAAAATTTGGGTGTAGGATTCGCCGCACCACCAAGTAATACGAACTATACACTTCCTGTAAAATTCTCTACCATTATTACCACAAATAATGTGTTGAATAATTTCACCGTTTTCACGGTTTCGGTTCCAGTTGCAATTCGATTTATGGGAACGGTTTCCAGTTCGTCAAACAGTGTTAATTATTCATTTATGACACCTGTATTAAATGCGTATTATGCCGATACGAATCAAGACAATCCTCAAATTCCATATGATGCGAATTCCGACCCGAATAATTCATATAGTGTTAATGGTTCATATGCTTCGGGAATCAGTTCTGGAACAATTTCATTTAATGTGACGAATACCGGACAGCCATTTGGATTTGATGCGTATATTGGAACTGTACAATTTTCATCTTTGAAACCATTACAAACGTATCCTCAATTTGTATATTCTTTTGCATTGTCTTTTATTAAATTGTCAAACAGTGTAACTTTGAATGGCGTGGCTACAAATAATTATAAAATTGTGATAAATCCACCGGACCCGGATTCGACTACATATTATAGTAATAATGTAACTGCAATTTCTTATACGAATCCGAGTCAGAGACCCAATTATTTACCAATGTCGATTTTGTATAATGCTTGAGATTTTGTTTGTGTATGTGGGCGTGCGACTAAAATCATAAAAAAAAGTGTTCTTTATGATTATCTTTATGACAAATTGATATTATCTATCTATCTATCTATCTATCTATCTATCTATCTACGCCGTATAAATATCATAGTCATCATCATAATCTATCTTTTTGAATTCATTGTAATATTTCAATTTAAAATGTTCTACGTCGATATATCGGAGTTCAAGTCTATGTAAATAACCTTGATTGTATAACCCGACACGGTGACATTCTTCCGTCATCAATAAATATGCGTGATTCGTCATACGTTCTATAGGACACTTTGCCACCGGAGGTTTATCTCGTATAAATTCGGGCAATGTACCTTCCAAAAGTCGTTCTTGAAATTCTTTTGAATCCATATGTTCAATCCATCCCATTGCGGCTTCCAATATAAGGGATGAAGAATGGTTCGTGTTCAAATTGCGCGATGCCATATATATATCTTCCCAAGTGTTTTCGTTGTTTTTTGACATTTGTATGTATGCAATATATTTTTATATTTTTCTAAAAAGTATTTCAATTTTATTTTTGTGGTTGCGGTTGCGCTTGTTGCGCTTGTTGTGGTTGCGCTTGTTGTTGTATTTGCTGTAACTGCTGTTGTTGATGTAGTTGCTGTTGTATTCTCTGTTGTTGTAACTGTTGCTGTATTTGCTGCTGTTGTTGTGGGTGTTGTTGTGGCTGTTGTTGTGGGTGTTGTTGGTTAGGCATATTTTGGGTCATTGTAGGGTTCATGCAGGTCATTTGAGAAGGGAAAACTTGACCTGACATGCATTTATCATCTTTGCCGACTTCGACACATCCGCGTTTATTTTCATATTCACCTACTAAACACCATTGATTTTTTGCGCACGCAATCGAGTTTTGTATCGAATTGTGCGAATTATCCGGTTTAGGATCCGTTTGGTTTAATTTTATGGGTGAAAACTGGATTGTATTGACCAAATCACTGGGGGTATTGGCCTTACTTGAATCAATGAGTAGGTCTCCTACAGAATGTAATGTCCCTTCTGCAATGTCAATACCCGCTTTAGTAGTATCTCCGACCGCATCTGCCGTTGTATTAATCAATGAACCTGTAGTATATCCAAAAATAGATAATATCTGTAATATAAATGGTTTTATAATGTTGACGCCGGATTCAAAAACATATCCAACTGAAGAAAGTAGATTTATTCCTAAAAGGGAAAATATCAACAAGACCAATAGAATAATAATAAGTGCATTTTGGATATTAAAGACCTGGAAAATATTCGATGAATCGGATGCTGTTTCGGATGATCCATTTTGTGATGGTGCATTTTGTTGATTATTCGTATCCATATATATATTTGTATAATATATTTTATGTTATTCGTTTAACGGGTATTTTATATTTTGTGACCGTAGAATATAAATGGGATTTTTCAGTTTTATAGAATCATTTTTTTTCATAAGTTTAGCAATAACTTTCGTTTTGATTATGATGATTATCTATCATTTTAAACAACGTATTGGAGTTGTTGAAAAAAAGACGGAAACTACAGTTGAAATTTTGAATAATTTAGCCAAAGAAATGAATGTATTACGCGGGTTTGTATTTAATATGAATTCGATGAATTCGATGGGTTCGATGGGTTCAAGCCCGTTCTTTTCGGTCTCTGGTTCAGAGGAAAGAGAAATGGTGAATAATATCACCATTGATTTGAATGATAATATTCAAATTGAACATTTAGATATAAACGAAGAACCAGAAGAAGAACCAGAAGAAGAAGAGTCAGACGAGGATTCGGATGAGGAGGACGACGACGAAGATGATGACGATATCAATGTAAATGAAATTGTGTCCAACAGTATTGAACGTGTTGTAGTCTCTGACAATGAATCAGAGACTGTCCCTGAAACTGAACCTGAACCTGAACCTGAACCAGAGTCTGTGTCAGAACCAGAACAAATCGTCGAAGAAATATCCATTTCAGACGAGATTGTTCAAACAGAGGATTATTCGAAATTGACAACCAGTCAATTGAAAAACATAGTGTCTGACAAAAAATTACATTCTGGAAATGTAAATAAATTGAAACGTAATGAACTCTTGCAACTATTACAATAAGTTGTCTATCTCCTAAAATACACTTTATTGTAGGAAAGATTCAGAGAATAGGAATACGATAAAGGAATATGATAAGATAAATACCGAGTCAAAAATATATAATATATATTATATATGTTTGAAAACGCACAAAGTATTGAAAATGCCTATTTTGGAATCCGAAGTGTATTACCACCATCTTCTTTAGGATATCATACAAATAATCGCTATGAAGAGTTTCCACCATTAATGGCGGATGGTCGCACAGTTCAAGCCAGTTGGCAACCCGAAGCTGTGAGAAATACGGCTATTTTACAGAGCAATGGTATCAAATCCAACTGGCAATATCGCCAATATTTGACACATAATGCAAAAGAGATTATGCGAATGGATATGAGTGAAGCCGCGAATGATGTAGGATGGTATCAGAGATATTTGGATGTAAATCAAGAAGACAATTATCCCAAATCTCTGAACAGTCCTCATCAAGAATCCCCGATTCGAACCCCTGGATATATTGATCGTTCCACTGATTTGAAAAATATGTATTTAACACGAGAACAATTACAATCCAAATTGGAATCACCTGTAATTACATCGGCGGAATTGTCGAGATATACTGGTGGCAGATAGGGTCCACCACCCCCACCCCACACACAACCCCCACACCCCCAAATGTCCTAAAAATAATATTTATGTTTTGTAAATATTATTTACATAAAAATGCGCCAAGAGGGAATCGAACCCTCAGCTAAACCTTGGAAGGGTTTCATGTTACCTCTACACCATTGGCGCACATACTGCACATACTACACATACATATAACAATATATTTTATAATATATATAAATATTATATTTTATATACTAAAACGAAAATAAACCGGCAAATGAAACGAATCATTAGTTTTGATATTGGAATCCGAAATATGGCGTATTGTATTTTTGATATAGTTATATCCGAACCACCGACAATCTCTGAATGGACCGTCCTAAATGTTGGTCAAATAAAAACCTCTCAAACAAATCCCCAACAACAATACAAATGTTCCTGTAGGACAAAATCCAAAAACAAATCACAAGACGTACCACCACTATGTGGCAAAATCGCCATTTTCTCTGACCCCAATCCAGACCCAAACACAAAATATTACTGTAGGACCCACGCCAAGACATCTGGATTCCTCCTTCCCAAAAAAACACACGAACAATCGGCACTCAAGAAACTCAAAGCCGCCGATTTATATACATTTTTACATCCATTTTTACAAAACAACACCCCCACAACCCCCACAACCCCCCACACCCCCTTTACAAAAAAACAGGACGCTCTCGATTTTGCAAAAACATATTTTGAATCTCATTCTCTGAAACTTATTGAAAAACCCATCAATAAAAATGTCAAAGAGATTGATTTACTTACAATCGGACGCAATATAAAAACCCTGTTTGACCAAAGCGCTCAAATGTCCGAAGTCACACACGTAATTATTGAGAATCAAATCTCGCCATTGGCGAATCGTATGAAAACCATTCAGGGAATGGTGGCGCAGTATTTTATTATGAAAAATTCCAATATTGTCATTGATTTCATTTCATCAGTAAACAAACTCAAAGGGTTGGTCCCCACACAACCATCCAACAAAATAATCTGTAGGACAAATACGCCGCATCCCACCACCACCACCCCCACTCCCCCAGAAGTCCTACAGGTTAATTCTATCAGGCCGGCGGAGCCGGCGGCATCGGTGTCATCGGTGTCATCAGAATCGAAATCTCTGAAAGATAAATACAAGAAACATAAATCCGATGCAATCGACATTTGTCGCCAGTTCCTAACAATAAACCCCTGTTTGACACACTGGAGTTACGCGATGGATTCCCGGAAAAAAGACGATTTGGCCGATTGTTTCCTACAAGGAATATGGTACTTGAAATCCCGAAATATAATAACCTATGCGGAGAACTTAAAAATAAATAGTATATAATTATCATATCATGGAAGTAATCGATTTAGGATTAGATAATTTGGAACCAATCACTTTAAATTTGAATGATGACTTTACTGGACCGTCGTCGTCGTCGTCGTCGTCGTCGTCGTCGGATGTAAATTTCGGTGGAGGAATCGAATTTTTAATGAACAATAATAAGAAATCATCGAGCGGCTTCGGAAATAAAACAAATATAGATTTAGGCGAATTAGATAATTTGGAAAAAGAATTGAACGATCTTTCTTCGGGAACCACCAAAACAGTGAATACTGGTGGAAGTAGCGGGAGCAGCGAATCCAGTACCACCAAATCATTATCTGGGTTCAGCAATTTCTTCGGATTTGGAGGAGGGTCTAAATCCGCCGCCTCTGCCTCATCTCCCGAATCAGAAAACATTAAAATAGATACAGATTCCAATTTAGGACACGCCACATCGGATTCTATGGGAAATACCAAGACGTGGGATGGATATTCCAAAGTCAACGAAGTCCCAATGGCCTCTTCCAAAATGCCCTCTATGACCGACCGCGAACGTCGTCGTAAGAAACGCGCAATGATTAAGAAATTGGAAGAATGGTATGAAAAAGGAACCATCAAATCACATTCGCATTTCAATATGGATTCCAATTACGAAGAAGTCGAAGATGAGTATGAGACGGCAATGGAAGACAAACGCAAAAAAGACAGTGTAAAACTACAGGGATGGTGGTTTATGACATTTGTCAATTCCATTGAATACGCCAATGCGGCATTCGATCCTTTTGGATTAAATTTGGATGGTTGGGGGGAACAAATCAACGAAGACCTCGATAGTTACGAAGAGATTTTTTCGGAATTACACGAGAAATACAAGGGCGGGAAACTTTCACCGGAATTATCACTTTTATTACGTATTGGATTCAGTGCTGCCGTTGTCAATTTTACCAATAAGGCACTTTCGAGTTCAACACCCGCATTCAATGATGTGATTAAACAATCACCGGAATTGATGAAAATGTTTACAAACGCAACTGTGAGTTCAATGTCACAAAACAGTCCGGGATTCGCATTTGCGAATAATCTGATGGGGGATAGAATGAATCCGCCACCCAATATGGGTCCCCCCCCACCACCGGTAGAAACCAAATCATATCCTGCACCACCTGCATCCCAACGACCGGGAAATATGGTCTTTACGGAACGCCCAGACGGTATCCCAAACAGACCCGATATTGCTATGGGACGCGGGGCAATGTTCCGTGAAGAAGGAATCCCTGTAGGAACTGGCCAATATTCTTCGGCAAATCAACCTGTAAGACAACAATACCAAGGTCCTCCTCCGCAACAACCGCAACCACAACAACCGCAAATGCGTCCCGAGATGCGAGGACCACAAAGTATGGATTTAGATAATATTTTGGCGGGATTAAAACCGAAAGTATCTCCACAAACCCCCCAACCTCAACCGTCATTCCAGTCCGAAAATAATATTTCATTGGATAGTGATTCTATGATTAGCATTAGTTCTATGAAAGATTTACAGGGAAATACACTTCCTAAGAAATCTCGTCGTAAAAACTCGGGTTCGTTGAAAAATACGATTTCATTGGATATTTAAGACACACAGACAGACTGACAAACAGACGAACAAACAAACGGACAAACAAACAGACGGTCATATAGGTAATATTCATAATATTACAACCCGTATTTTTTACGAAACTCTTTTTCTTCATTGATGGCTTGATGTACAATCGAATCGGTGTTTCGGTATTTATATATAAAAATCACTCCCATTGTACTAAATCCAACAAATAATACAATTAACCATGCCATCCAATTATAACCCTGTTTGAAACAGGCCCAATTTGCCCACCAAACAAACAAACCCGTAAAAATAACATTCGATAGTATTCCCAAAGAGGTTGTTCCAAAAAGAGAATAGTCTACTATGATTCCGACGATTGAAAAGAAAAGGACAAACCACGCAATTGAACACAATTTCATAATGGTGTATACTATATAAGATATATTATACATAAAAATATACATAAAATCAAAAATCTGTTTGACAAAAACAATATAAATATTTTTGCATATATATAACAACACCCAATCCCCAAAAATCCACTGTATGACAACGACTATATATTCTTCTATGAACGATATTATGTCCGCATTTGTAAATGGTTTAGTTTATATACATATCGTTTATATCATAAAGGAGGTTTTGTTTACTTTCCACCATTTTTACAATAAACTAAATCCGATTGAAATCGTATTGTTTGCATCCAATTTTTATAATCATTTACAAGATTTCATGGACGTATATACACCCGACATTGTCAAAACGGGATTCAATCACGCCCTATATTATTATCAATCAACGAGAGCCTATTTGGGAAATTACCGAATGGAACCACAAGAACCCTATTGGATATCTCTTTCGTGGATATCCATATTGGACAATTCGAAATATAACGACATATATCATTATTATCCGTCATTTACGGGTATAATCACCATTATTGAGAATATGGCAAAAACAATGAATCCAATTACATTGACAAACGAGGTGGTATTGTATATTTCGAATCAAGGGAAACGAATTGTCCGAATTTGTTATCAACGGGATAATACAATCAAACAAGACGACGATATTATTTTCCATTTTTTCAAAAATATTTATAATCATTTCGAAGCCCTGTTATTTTCCAAATTGAAAACGACCAAATCAAATGTCCGATTTTTGGCCGTTACATATACACATCCAGATATGGACGAAAAGACATTAGATTTGACTGTAGGACCCGAGTATTTTATAGAAGGAAACGAGATATTGTCCTACACGTTTATTTCGAGATTACTCGAATACCAATCCGATAAGAAACACGTGTTTGATACCAACTATGTGGTGCAAGTAATGGACCACGATATCCAGACATTTGAATTGAATAGCAATCAATATGTTAAATTGGGCATGGATGATTACCAAATAATAACCCTGTAGGACACACACACCATCATACAAGATATTTTTACACAAAAAAGATATAAAGTTTAAATGCGAAAAATAATATACAGTGTAATTAGATACATGATGAATAAACACCAGCAACATACACTGAATGATAAATGGGATTTGTATTACCATTTACCAAACGATCGCAAATGGAATTTGGAAAGTTATACCGTTATTAGCAAGGATATTTCGAATGCCGAAGATATCATTGCGATTAATAATGCGTTGACTGATAATATTGTAAAAAAAAGTATGTTATTTTTGATGCGCAAGGGAATAACTCCTTTATGGGAAGACCCGAGCAATCGAAACGGCGGGTGTTTTTCATTCATAGTATCTAATAAAATTGTGAAAAATGTATGGACAGAAATGTCTTATTTATTGTGTGGGGAAACATTGACGGTTTCTCCCGAGCATACCAAACATATTAATGGAATTACCATATCACCGAAAACCACCTTTTGTGTCATAAAGATATGGTTGGATACGATGGAAACGGAGTATCAAAATGTCCATATTATACGGGATATTACCAATTTGTCCAAAGATGGGTGTATATTCAAGAAACATTCACCTGAATTTTAGGAATATGTAATAATATAATATTATATATTTTGGTGTTTGTAAATAAAATATATAGTATGTATATAAAAATGTCTGAATGGACTGATTTAGTAAAACGCGTTTATAATCAAAATAAACACAAACCTGGATACAAATTAGGCAATGCTATGAAAGATGCCGCCGCAATGCGTAAGGGAAACAAGTCGATGAGTGTTTCCAAGTCGGTTAAGAAAACTGCGAGACGCAGAAAGGGGAAAAGGGGAACTCGTGGTGGAAAATCACCACTATATGGAGGTAATGAACATTTGGGAGATAAAATGTAATAAGTTTATATAAGATGATGGAATGGAAGTATTTAGTACAATACAAACCGGGATTCGGAAATGCCGCTGTAATACGAAAGAGAAATAAGTCTGTAGGACGTTTGAGGAGGACAGTTAAGAAAACAGCGAGACGTAGAAAAGGGAAAAGGGGAACTCGTAGTGGAAGACGTATCAGAGGTGGAGCCCCTTTGCCTTCTGTACCTGAAACACAAGGATTTCCTGGTTTGAGATAATAAATGGATTGGTATGTGTGTGTGACATTTATAATAATGATATTGTGTAATATCATTATTTTTATGATGTGATTTTTTATATTTTATTTTGTTAATTCGGCGGCAACGGCGCAAGACACAGTTTGATTTCACCCAATGACGCAACATCATATTTGACAATCAGAGGCAAATCATTCCCCAAATACATTTCCAAATGACTACATAGCGGCGTACATTTAATGAAATGACTCAAACTCTTCAACGAGAATTCGCCCTGTATGACCACCGAAGCATCCGGCTTATTAATAAACTCCATATATCCATCCGATTCCGAACGAGATATCTGTGAACTCGCAAAATTACCCTCACACGAAAACAACAATTCATTTCCTACAGATTTAATTTCGATACGGTCAGAGATTCCATTTAAATCACGCACAATCTTTTGGAAATCCGAGGTGGGTAAATTGATAATGGTCGAATATTCCACATCCGGCACTTTCAATTCTTCCGTATCCGGTTCAATCAATCGCAGTTTTTGACTATAACACTGTTTGATATCCCCATTGTCGTATTTGAGTCCTAAATAAGATACTACACCGTCGTGGTAATCTGACTTTTCGATATACATCGTCAATGTATCGTCATTTGACATGGTCGAAATGACCTTGAATAAATGCAATGTATTTGCACACACAATAATCTTGTCTGGTTCACACACGTACTGTTCGAATTTCTTGGCGTGTAAATTCACATTTACTAAAATAGTATGCGTCTTGTCGAAATTGATGATACGCATTCCGTTCTTGGTAAATGTAATGGTGGCGTCCGTCAAAATATCCTTTATGGCCGTAATCATATTGCGAATTGGCTGTATTTGAACGGTCTTGATTGTCAATACATTGTTTTTTTCATTCATTATTATATTGTATTTTCAATGCCCAATTTTTTATATTGTATTTTGAACGAATTGTTTTTGGGGGGGTGGGGGTGGGTGTGGATGTGGGGTTTTATGTTGATTGATATTGCAACCAATCAACATATTATATTTTGCGAATTTATTACTTCTCAAATTGAGCATTCAATTTTTGGTAACTTTCCGGACTATATATTTTACATATTTTATGTGTATCTAATGTCCCACATCCAGTTGTTTTGACACATACTTCTAAACATTCATTCATTTTTCGAACCCAGGTAATACGATTTTCATTTATGATCATATTATTATCGGTTTTGAGAAAGGTGACTGTGGGTTTGGTATTATCCATTTTGTTATAACACAAAAATAACTTTATATGGTTTTCTTTATGCCTTGTCGGGAATCACTCGTTGAGTTTTCCGGTCGAAATGGCCATATACTTTGAGCACGTCTTTTTTGTCGCGTGCATTCTTGAAATTGTCATACAGGTATACATTGTTTGTCACTTGATCCCATGCATATTCGTTTTTTCCAATTGTTATTTTGGTTATCTTGGTGGCCTTCTTTGTTGTATTGGTCTCTACTTTTTCCGTCTTATCCATTTCCAATGTAGGATACGACAAAAACATATTGGTTTTCACATCTATATTTGCAAAATAACATACCAAGTTCTCATTGCTGCTTGAATTATACAGGCTGCAATCAATGGCCGTTTCTTTGACCGATTTTAGAATCTGCTGATTAATATTGTTTTTGATATTTGCGACTTCAAACAGGTATTCATCTGTAGTAATGGGGGTTTTGGTTATACGACTTACATCATTAATACGCAATTCAATGTGTTTCTCGTTGGTTCGCTGCTCTTCCGTGAGTGTGGAGATATAGCAAAATACTTTGACGTTTCGCATATCGGGCGGTAAATCTTCGTGACTACAAATACGTCGGGCTCGACCAATGACCTGTTCTAACCGGACCATATTCCAATAGGGTTCGATAATATGAACAAAACGGGTATTGCGTAAATTGATACCTTCGGCACCGGAAGAAGTAATCATCATAATCTTTATGACATTTCCCATAAAGTTATTCTCTGAAAGTTTGCGTAATTTTGCCGACATTGTTTGTGGAATCAAATGCCATGTACTATTGTATATATTACGAATGATCTCTTTTTCTTCCGGGGTTTCTGTACCGGTATAAAGGACAAATCGTTGTTTGTCTGGTGACAGATTGGAAGGAAGGTCCCACATATTATCTGCGGTTCGGACCAATTTGAATTCTTCCAGACCGGCCGCTTCCAAAATGAGTTTGAGGAGTCCAACACCTTCAATGGTTCGGAAATTACTATATACCAAATGAATACCACTGTTTGACTCATCCGTTAGATTTTCGAGGACCTTTTTGAATTTGGGACTGTATGTTTCAAGGGCATTGGATGTTAAATATTCCTTTTCACGGGGTTTTAAATGATTGTATTTCAAAAAATCGAGGGCTATCTGAATACGTTTTTGATATTCGAGGATTTCTTCATTGGATAACAAAGAACCGTCCTTGTCGTCGTCGTCGTCCTCCTCTATGTCTTCCACATCTTCCTCAACCTCGTCCTCCACCTCGTCCACGTCCTCCTCCTCTTTTTCCTCTTTGTCCTCATCCTCTTTTTCCTCAATATCTTCCACGTCGTCATCGTCGTCCCCGTCGTCGTCTTTGCTACCTACACCACCTTTTTTCTTTTTGGCTTCTTTTTCTAATCTCTTCGCTTCTTTGGCATCTTCCGCCGCTTTTTTCTTGGCTTCTTTTTCCTGTTCCTTTGCCGCTTTGGCATCTTCTGCCGCCTTTTTCTTGGCTTCTTTTTCGCGTTCCTTTGCCGCTTTGGCATCTTCCGCCGCTTTTTTCTTGGCTTCTTTTTCGCGTTCCTTTGCCGCTTTGGCATCGGCCTTTGCTTCCGCTTTGGCATCCGCATCTTCTCTTTTCTTCACGATTTTCGAACCAGGAACTTTCACAATCTTCTTCAATACAACTTCATCTTTCTCGTTGGCCGGTTCATCCACAAGTTCCGCATCATCAATATATTCATCCGTTTTCTTTCGTTCATCGTGAGTCAATCCATTAAAATCATTCTGGTCGATTTTGTCGTGCATTACCATATCCGGTAACGGTCGTTTTTGTTCATCTGGAAATGCAAAATTACAACACGCGCGTGAAAAGATGCGATACGTGGACGAAATTTCATAAATGTCATCGGTTTGGCCTTGTCCCTTTTTCTTTTTCTTTTTATTCTGTTTTTCTTGGTCACGTTCGTCTTTACGAATCTTTTCATAAACTCCAAATTGGAAATTGCTCATTTCACACATTACAATATGATATGTTTTACCGTCATCCGTCATTACAAAACTCGGCAACAATTGTTCTTGTGCACTGCGGAAATACGATGTAAGACCCAATATACGCCGTTTAAATAAATCAATCTCTTTGACATTTCCCGCATCTCCATCAATAAACGTTTCAATAAATTTATCTTTTACATCGGGAAGACATTTGTATAAATTCGGCGGCGAATCTCCCAAAGGATTAATTCCGTATTTGGGCAATACGCGTTTAATTCGTTCTATAAATTGCACATCATCGATGCGATTATCTTCGTCAAACTGAATACCCCTGTAGGACTTAAACGTATCGTCTGTATCCCCCATGCCCCCACCGTCATACAGGTCATTATGTTTTTCGAAATATTCGACTTTTTCTTCGTCTTTAAGCTTAATGTCTGAACCAATTTGTGGATTTTTGATAACGATCCCGTCGCGAATGTCATACAGGGTTTGTTTATCGGTGATTATGTTTATCTTCTTTTTGGTGGAGGCGCGTTTCGTTTTCTTTTTGTGGATGGGGTTCTGGGTCTTGGTGTCTGCGTCTGCGTCAGAGACGGAGATTTTCTTTTTGGTTTTATTTTTTTTTGACCCTTTTCCGCCTTCCACCATACTTCTCATTCCGACTCCATCCCCGTCACCACCCTTTTTCTTGGTTCGACCCTCCGCCGCCGATTTGTATACATTGACGAATCCATATGGATTCTTAGTAATTGTCAATTTGTTTCCACTATATTCCACGTAGTCATACATATCAATTCCTTCTTTTTTGAAAATGTCCAAAATGGTATCTCGATTCACGCGTTCTTTGGTGGTAATATTGACTTGAATTTCCCACGTTTTAATGTATCCTCTGAGCATATTAAATAACACACCGATTTCATTGGGATAATTGATAATGGGTGTGCCGGTCAAAAACACGACTCTTGCGTCCACGGCATTCATCAAATGGTGGTATAGGACAGAAGATATTGATTTAGGACGATTGATTTTATTTACAACACGACTCACGAAATTATGGGCTTCGTCAATGATAATTACACTGTGGTCGAATGGATTGACCGTATTGTCTTTGGTCAATTCGTTGAGTTTGGATACATTCAGACCATTGTAATTAATATCAATATATTTGACACGAATCATTTCATTCAATTGCGCATCAATGTTTTTCTGGTCATTCTCTGATAATTCCCCGAAATTAGATGCCTTTTTGACATCCACGAACCACGCACCTCTGTGTTTCTCAATATATGATTTGGGTAATTGTAATGCGGCGGATAATGCGGTTACTAAATCGGGCTGGCCTTCGGTTCCTACAAATTCCCAAAATTGATTCTTTCGGTATAAATGGTCCGCGCATTTTTTCAATTCAGAGAAAAAGTTCATTTTGAGTGAGGCGGGTGTCATGATATAGACCCGTTTTTGAGTCTTCATTCCTTCTGCAATGGCAATCGATGTGCACGTTTTCCCCGAACCCAGACCGTGATACAGGAGCAATCCCCTGTAGGGTGTATATAAATTCAAATAATCTTTGACAATGGATTGATGTGTCAATAAATCGAAATTGATATTTTGATCGCGATTCGCACAAGTAATTTCGTTGGTTTTTGCCAATATCTCGGCGGAATATGGTCGGAATGTTTCCGCAATTTTCTGGACGTATTTTCGTCGATTGTTCATGTAGTAAGGTGAAACACGGACGACGAGTTTTTTAGGTGGGGGGAGACGGTCGGAAATGGTCTGTTTGCCTATCTGGATTTTACCGAGGTTGGGTCCTACAGGGTTTATTTCGTTTGGTTGATCCAACTCTGTAATGACCATTTTGCCACGTTTGCGAGATTTCTTTTGTGGTTGTGGCGCAGCCTCCTCTGCCACGTCCTCTGCCACGTCCTCTGCCTCGTCTACCCCCTTGTCCTCGTCCACGTCCTTGTCCACGTCCTTGTCCACCCCCTTGTCCACCTTATCTTTCTTTTCTCGTGTTTTTTTCGCGTCTTTTTCGGTATGTTCCAATAATTTACTGTTGGACAATATGATTTCATTTACAGTTTTAACGGGTTTGGTTTGTATCGTATTATTATGTGTTTTAGGTTCATTCATTTTGTCAGTTACGATTTCAGGAGGAGAAATGGATTCAATGTTTGTTCGAACCAGAAATCCTGGATGAATTCTTTCTAAAATTAATCTTCGGTCCAACACTGCGGTTCTACTATCATCGATTAAATCAACTCCAAATGTTTTGTGTTTTTTACCTTTCTCTGACTCTTTCTCTTTCTCCTCCTCCTCCTCTTCCCCCTCCTTTTCCCGTTCCTCCTTCTTCTCTCTTTTCCTTTCATCTTGTTGTCCTTCATCCCCATCCCCATCTTGTTCCTTGATTTTTTTCTTTTGGATTTCTGCCACAGATTCAAATGTAAATAATTCTTTTGGTTTGGCTGCCTTCCGGTTTTTCAAAAAGGAAGGACGAAATGGTTCATTGTTCATATTTATAATATATATATATTATAAATATTATACTTGTACACACACAACATATATATAGACAAACCAACTACACAACAAACAATAACCCTGTAGGACATAATCCACAACATATACCTACCTACCCTACCCTACCTACCCATATTTCGAATTGCCGAATCACACGCAATCTGTTCCGCCTTTTTCTTTATTTTGTGTTTTCCACCCCCCAAAAAGATAAACACTCGGCCTGTAATGGACATCTGGCGATGTATTTCCTCGAATCCACCTTCGATTTGTGTAATCGGAACCGCGTCCTGATGCCGCAATCCAAAGATGGGTTGTCCTAAACATAAATACACACCCATATTATATCCAAAATCAGTATGATGTTCCTGTATTTCCGCGTAATGCGGCGTCGTCTTGAATTCCTTCTGTATGAGTTCCTGTAGGATATTCTTGTAATTGTCGTCGTTCTCAATCAATTTGACCCAATCCACATGTCGTTCGAAAATATTCTCTATGAAAATCTGCACAATTTGGAACCCGGGACCCGTCATAAACACGTGTTGGAACCACCCCTCTTCGTCCCTAATATCGATTTTGTTCATGTCTAAAAATAGCGCACCAATAAAGGACTCGAACAAACATCCCAGTTTTTTCAAATTTGTGCGGACTTGTTTCGATTCGGCGTGTTTTGATAAAATGAACCATCGATTTAAACCCATTTCCAATGCCAATCTTCCAATCGATTCGTTTTTTACCAATACAATCTTCTTTTCCGTCATAAACCCCTCATTCTCTTTTGGAAATCGGCGATATAACGAAAATTTGCAAATGCATTCCAACATTCCATCCCCCAAAAATTCCAATCGTTCATTCGATTTTGTATATAGTGGGAGACAATTGTCGGGTTTAGGCGCAATTGTAATATTATTCTGTATATTTTTGTTTTGAGGATGGCGTATATATGATTTATTGATAAATGCACGTTTATACAATTCGAAATTGTTAATTCGTATATTCAGGCCATATTTAGACAATAATTCCTCTATTTCTTGGGGTGTGATTTGGACATTTAGGGGATTGTATGGATCAAACACGTATATCTCTTGCCCATTTACAGGGTTTTTTTCAATACGTATATCGTCGTCCAATTGAATGGATGTAGTGGCGTTTGATGGTAAAACATTCATTTTATTCTTTGAAAATGGGATAAAATGAATTATAATTATATATTTATTTGCATTTTGTTTTTATATTGTTTATAAAATAAAAAAATATATTTAGTCATATTATATATAATGCCAAATCCATTTTCAAGACAAGGAAGTTTACGTTCGTCATTCGGAAGTAACGCATTGACTACTCAAGGTCAGGGAGGGGGGAGCAAGAAAGCCGGATTCCCTTACCAAGTCGGCCGTTCTTGGCAAACATCGCTTGTGCTTCATTCAACTGCACCTGCTACTGGACAATGTTGCAAACTGAATGATATGAACACTCTGCCAATTAGTTGGTCCACAGGTGTCCGTCAATCACGTCCTATTGGTGTACAACCCGGACAGTTTTATTACAACTATCATTAAATATTTGGTTGATTGGTGGATGTGTGTCCTACAGGTTAATTTTTAGAAAACATTCAGAGATTGCAATAACGATATATTTTCGACGACAATAACAACATAAATATAATATTGTAATCATATTTACAATATTATCATCCCAACACAATACAAAACAAAATACACTGTATGACACACAAACAATCCCGTATTGAAATTATTATTGACGAACGTGAAACATCATTGTATGACAAATGTTCAGAGATTTTATCGAAAAATGACAATTCGAATGTCCAAATAACAAAACGCGTCCTACATTTAGGCGATATTGCGTTTCATTTGCATGTATCCTCCGCCGACGCCACCACCGAAATCTCTGATAATCCAAATCCAAATCCAAATCCAAATCCAAAAGAAATTATTCTGTTTGAACGTAAATCATTGACCGATCTATTGGCAAGTATCAAAGACGGACGCTATAAAGAACAGTCACACAGGTTGGTCAATGCAAGCCCGCTGATTGCCCATAATATCGTGTATATTATTGAAGGTATTTATACCACTCTGAAGAATCCCGCCGACAAGGCCAAAATATTATCCTGTATTACTTCTCTGAACTTTTTCAAAGGATTTAGTATTTTGAAAACCGCATCTCTGAACGAAACCGCGGAATATTTAATCGCCATTTCACAGAAAATTGTCAGAGATTTGCGAGATGGGAAACCCCTGCCACAAATAAATAAACCCTGTAGGACAATGCCCGATGAGTCGGGGTCGGGGTCGGCGGCTGACGCCGCCACAGTTGAAGTATCCGCAGTAGATTATTGTTCTGTAGTAAAACAGGTCAAAAAGGAAAATGTCACACGGGAAAATATTGGGGAAATTGTATTGTGCCAGATTCCGGGAATCAGTTCTGTAACCGCAACGGCGATTATGAAACATTTTGAAAATTTCTCTGATTTTTATGGAAAACTCAGAGAAAATCAATCCCTGTTGGATGGAATGTGTGTCCTACAGGGAAATGGCAAGGAACGGAAAATTAGCCGGACGTGTATCCAGAATATAAAAGAATATTTATTGTGATTATTACTTATTTGCTCGCTTGGGCCAATACTGTCTGACATATTTTTACCTGAACACTTCCCAAAGTAGCAATATCCATTTTCAGAGAAGAAAACGTATTGATTAATTTTTCATTTGTCATATTGGGTATATTTTGTGTAATTCCTTGCATAGCGGATGTAATTATCAAATTCATTACGGTTCCAATATTATTAATATCCAATGTCTGATATTTTTTGAAATCTGGATATTTATTAATTACATTATTTAATGCCGCCTGTAATGCAGTCAATAGTGTATTCAATGGAACGATTTTCAATGTATTGATTTCATTCATAATAATGGTTTGATTTTCGGCACTGATTGGTGGATTTGTAGCGGGTATTAATGCGGTTTTTAATGCCGTATATAATGCGGCTTGGGGAGCAGTTAATATTGCCGAAAAAGATAAATCTATTTGACTCGCAGTATATTGTGTTTTTTCGGCTGGAGGGGTGGTGGCAGGAGTGGTGGCAGGAGTGGTGGCAGAAGAGGATGTTTTGGCAGGAGACTGAACCGCGTTCTGGTTACGTTGTTGATTCATATTATCGCCTGGATTCGAACTCTTGTAAAAATCCAGAGCAGAATCACGTCGAGATGCACCTGTTTGACTTATGGTATCAGTCCCACCGGGTGTAAAACTCGCACCGCTGTTTCCACCCCCACTACTTCCATTATAGGCATTCCAATTATTCACATTATCTTGGTAAGTCAATGGACCCTGTGCATTATATTTCATTCCCTTGATCATTGGGTCATATCCCGTATTTGAACCTGGTGAACCTACACTTGCACCGGATTCATCCGTAGGAGTAATACGACTATTATACGCAGAACCACTGTTGGACGACGACAATGAATTCACATCATATTCCCCCCCACGTTTCGTATCTTCCGTCCATCGGTCGCCCCCTTCCGTGTTTCGGGGTATTGTGTAATTCGGCGGTTCACGAGACGCCCCGTCACTCGAATACAATTGTGGATAAAAAACAGTGCTTTTGGGTTGAGTATAATTCGGTTTTATTACCGCATTATCCGCGTATTTCCCACTATCCACTTTCTGTTGCGTGTAAACCACCCCACCCCAATTCGAATCCATCGGATTATCACTCATTGGAACGGCTTCCGTAGAATCGTGGATTTTGTCCAACACGGTATATTCGCCCACGTGTAAACCATACGGGTCGAATCCCGCATAATTATTCTTGTTATACACTCGGCTTTCCCTCGATGCGTCTACTACAGGTACCACTTTAGGATGTTCCTGAGATGACGGTATATATTGCAATGAACCGGATTGTGGATTAAATAGGTCTGGACGTAAACGATACACATCATCTCCTTGTGCATTCGATTCCTGTTGCAAAACCAGAACCGGACAATGGATGCCTTTGTTCTGTTGTATTTCCATATAATTCGCATATTCGTCTAAATTATAAAATGGCATTGGATTCGTTTCGTTATTTGGTAGATTCGTATTGTACAACAAGATAGAATTACCGGAATGTACTAATAGATTCGGACAACTTTTTTTGGCGTCTTCCTCCTCCCCCTTCTTTGTAGACTGTGTCGGCGGTGTCGACACTTTGTTTTCCATCCCTTCATATGGTTTATATGACGTATGCATTAAATCCGAATACATACAAAAATAGATTCCAGCTAAAAAAGATAGAATTAAAAATGTCATAAAAATAACAAGAACCTTTTTCATATTTTATATATTACATGTATTTTATTTTATAATAATAATGTATATGCCAGCCGCACGTAAAACCGGAAAACGATTGCGCAACCGAAATGGGCGATTCACACGAAACGTCCGAAACGTCCGAAACGTTCGAAATACTCGTAAAACAAAGACCAATTTACCAACACAAAAGAAAACATTGTTAATTGGTAAAATGTATGCAAATTGGTGTGGTCATTGCAATACGTTGAAACCCGAATGGGCCAAAATGGAAGGCGAGATTCGTCAAATGCCGCAAATGAGACATATTGCCTTTATTGCAATCGAAGAATCCGAAAAAAATAAATTGAATAAATTTAAATCGAATCCCAAATACGCGAGTCTCACTGTTTCTGGATACCCCACTATTTTTAGTCACAATGGTCAAGGATTCAATTATTATCGAGGACAACGTGATGCCAAATCGTTGAAACAATGGGTCATGAATGGCGGCAAATAGGTCTCACCACCCCACACACCACCCCGCACACCACCCCATACCCTCAACAACAAAAAAAGAAAAGAGTCCTACAGGTAAATTTACCTGTAGGACTCCCCCCTTTTTTTGTGTTTTTGTTTTTTAGTTGTGTTTATTTACATATTGTATTGTATTGTATTTTGTAATATGTAAATAATATGTGTGTTTTGTGGTGTTACCTTGTGGTATCGTTTACCTGTAGTAGTGTGTGTGCGGTTGCCGTCAGTGTCCTACACATCCCCTCCATCCATTAGAGGTCGACTGATTCACCTGGAATGGTTTGGTTCTCCTTGAATTGTTCCTTAATGTCGCACATATCGTTGTTTAACATATATACCATATTCATCACCGATGTCAATAGAACATCTTGGTGTCGAACCGTGCTTTCCAATTCGTGGATTCGAATCTGTTGGGCCGTCGATTTGATATTTGCTTCTTCCATTTTTTTCTCCATATTCTGAATCCGTTGTTCGTGTGAAATCAACCATCCTTGCAGATTGCCAAACATACTCATATGTGTCTCTTTTATCGCCAAAACATCCGTCGAGTTCGCTTCCAATGCATACGTCATTCGTGTCATACAGTCTACCAATGTTTCCACGGTAAAATCCGTCTTTGGGATAGGACGACGATTGATCATAAAGTGGATTTTGAACGGATATTTTGTATGATAGAATGCGGGCAATTCCCACATACCTTTTTCCTCGATTTCACGACGAATCTGGTTCGAACTGGGCGAATCTTTGAAATGGGTCATATGAATGAACGCCATTCTTCCCGAACCTTCCTTGTTTGGCGCGAAATCGATACGTGAAACGGGTCCCATATCTAATGCCTGGATAATTTGCATCAATTCGTACCGGGTCATCTCATATGGAATTCCAGGTACGTAAATGCTTTTCCAGTCATTCGAACAAAGACCACTGTTGGACATCCCTGCAAAGGTCGACTCGCTGGTTGGGACACCTCCGATTCCCATTCCCATTCCTAATCCGGAAGCAATTGGCATTTGGTTTATCATTGTTGGTTGTTGCATATTTGTTTGTATGAATGCCTTTTCTTTTTATAATAAAAAGATTTCAATTTTATTTTTTTATATGGTATTGTGTGGACTTGTGTGGACTTTTTTTTGACTATTTTTGAATATGAGATATATATATATATATATATATATATATATATTATATATGCCAAAAACATCTCGTAAATCACATAAACATAGTCGTAAAAATAATAGTAAATTACATAAACCTAATCATATTATTAAAGGTGGAGTTTCTTCTGTATATAAAGAAGTTTTTTATAAACCAAATTGGCAAAAAAACCCCATCCTTAGAATCTTTAAAGTTGAAAAACAATGGTCAACATTGGTTAAATTGAAAGGTACATGTCTATATGCTACATCTATACCATCTGAAAATACACACAAGTGTTTAGCAACTTTTTTGTTTTATATGTTTGTAAAAGACATTTATCGTATAATTTCATTACAAGGGTGTGATGTAAGTAATCCTAAAAAAACTGAGAATTGCGAAGGGTTTACACCAGATGGTAATGATCTTGATGATAAATCTTATGAAAGTCGTATGTGGATTGGATTGGGAAATTCGTATATAGAAACACAAAGAAGAGAATTTAAAAATCATAAAATACAAGATTATACCGCAGGAAATCTTAGAACTTGGCTTGAATTATCAAATTATGATTATTATATTGAATGGGAAAAGACAATAATACATTGTTTAGCCGGATTTGGACGAACCGGTAGTATTCTATTAATGGTATATATGAATACTTATTACCAAAACAATCGAAGTGAAATAAGTAAATTAAGTAGTGAATTTTTTCATTATTCAAGTAGTTCAGAATTATATAGAGAATTACGAAAAGAGTTTTCGGAAGCAATCGAATTAGATATAGATGTTGTAGATGAAAACGATCGAAATAAACCAAGTGAAAATGGAGAAGTAAATAGTGATATTGCGAAATTTGATATAAATAATATTATCGACGAATTATTTGATATTGAAGATTATAGTGACGCAAATATGTTAATTACCCGAATGAATTATATTCGAATATGTTTAGGAATGAAATTTAAACAAGACACTATATTTTTATTTCAATTAATGCCAATTCCAATAGATTTGAAAAAAACTATTCATACAACAAACCCTGAAATGATACATAGTTATCATTTGTTAGCTCGCGAACAAACTCAACTTATTGCTATAACACCTGAAACTATATTTAGTTCGGAAGGTCGCGAACCAGTTCAAATTAATTTATCAGATATAGCAACCATTTCAGCGCAGGTTAATAACCCATATGGTATTACAGCATAACATAATAATTTTTGGGGATTGTAAGGGAGTGGAAATGGAAATGGGAAATATTCTGTATGAATAAAATTGAAAATAAAAACCATACAAAACCTATCCACAATAATACAATACAATACAATATGTCTGACACATCCGCTGATACACAACGCCAATTCCGTTTAGTCGATTTCCATTTCTACGATGAAGTTCCACCGGTAGACGACGATGCGACACCCCCACAAGCTGGAAATGCCGCGTCTTTTACCGTTCAAATGTTCGGCATCAATGAAATCGGAGAAACGGCCACCATATACGTCAAAGATTATCAACCCTTCTTCTTCGTAAAAGTCGGGAAAAAATGGGATTTGAGAAAAGCCAGTGATTTTACCAGTCGTATAATACACCAAATGGGATCTTATTGCAAAAACAGTTTCATTCGTTCGGAATTGGTCAATTGCAATAAACTGTATGGATTCACTGCGGGTCAAACACACCAATTCTTGAAACTGATTTTCAAGAATACTATTGGAATGCGCCGGGTCAAAAATATGTGGTTCCAATACGACAAATTGGGGAATTGCAATTTGACTCCCTATGTATACGAAAAAGAGAAACTGGAATTGTACGAGAGTAATATTCCCCCATTATTGCGATATTTCCATATTCAAAATATCAGTCCATCCGGTTGGGTCTCCATTGACAAACAGAAGAAACCCCTGTTGGACAGAACCACGACTACCACATATGAATACGTGTGTGACCAATCCGATGTGACGCCAATGAATGACCGAGAAACCCGTGTGCCGTATAAAATATGTAGTTTTGATATTGAAGCCAGTAGTAGTCATGGCGATTTTCCCATTCCCGTGAAATCGTATAAACGTCTGGCAACGAATATGGTCGACCGTTATTACGCTTATCACGATGAATCTATCGGAAATGGTAAACCCGTCGGAGGAAAAGTCGCAGGTATGATTATAAATGTCATTGAAAACGCATTCAATGTGCGTCGCGATATGCCCGATATTGACCTGGTGTATCCCAAAGAGACGATTCCCAAATCCGCCGTTAAAACGTGTGCTACGAATTTCTGTAAATACGTCATTGCGGATACCGCCGCGGCCAGTAATACAAATGTAAATCATATAGAATCACTGTTTGAAAAGATGCGCGATTCAATCGTAGTCGGAGATGGTGGCGACAATAGTGATAATGAGGACGACTCTGGGCCGCCTTCGGCGACCCCCAAGAAACCGGCTGCAAAGAAAAACCAAGATGTAATGAATCTCCTTATGAACCCCGATTATTCCCGGGATGAAAAAATCCAATTCATTTCGAACGCGTTTGACCAATGCAATTTATTTCCACATTTGGAAGGCGACAAATGCACCTTTATCGGTTCGACTTTCTTGAGATACGGAGAATCCGAACCGTATATGAACCATTGTGTAGTATTGGGTGGATGCGATCCAGTGGAAGGTGCCATCATCGAATCCGTCGAAACCGAAAACGATTTATTATTGTGTTGGCGCAATTTGATACTCCGCGAAGACCCCGACATTATTATTGGGTACAATATATTCGGGTTTGATTATGAATTCATGTTTCGCCGCGCCGAAGAAAACCATTGCGAACGCGAGTTTTTGAAACTTTCCCGTGTCCAAGGCGAAGTTTCCGCCAAAGAGCAAATGCAACAGGCTACAGAAGGAAGCTGTCGCGGCTACAAAGTTCCTACAGGAAAATTGCTGATTGAGAATACCAAAGTGGTATTGGCATCCGGTGAATACGATCTAAGATACTTTAATATGACTGGGCGTTTGCAAATCGATATGTATTCGTATTTTCGCCGCGATTTCAATCTGGCCTCTTACAAATTGGACGATGTCGCCGGCCAGTTTATTAGTGACGACGTCAAAAAAATCGAAATCGATTCGGCTTCGAATACAACCCGGTTATTCAGCAAGAATCTGATGGGATTACATACAGGTGATTATATCCATATTGAATTGAACGGGTTCACTGCCGATTATTATATGGACGGTCGCAAATTCCAAGTCCAAAATATCCTGTATGACCAAACATACCAGTTTATGAAGAACGGAACGGAAAAGACGGAGACGGCGAACGTGATTGTCCTACAGGGTTTATTCGAGGAACTCGACGAGATGTCCGCCGCCAAAACGTTGAAATGGTGTATGGCGAAAGACGACGTTTCCCCACAGGACATTTTCCGATTGACCAATGGTTCGGATGCCGATCGCGCACGTGTCGCGAAATATTGTATTCAGGATTGTAATTTGGTTCATCACTTGATGAACAAAATCGATGTGGTTACCGGTTACGTCGAAATGTCCAGTATTTGCAGCGTTCCTATTAGTTATCTCGTGTTTCGCGGTCAGGGGATTAAACTGACGAGTTATGTGGCGAAAAAATGCCGCGAGAAAAATACGTTGATGCCGGACCTACAGAAATCTTCGGGGGGTGAAGGGTACGAAGGGGCCATCGTCTTGCCTCCGAAATGCGCCATGTATATGGACAATCCGGTTGCGTGTGTCGATTATTCGTCGCTGTATCCGTCCTCGATGATTAGCCAGAATTATTCGCACGACAGTAAAGTATGGACACGTGAATACGACCTCGACAACCGACTCATTGCAGAAACGGGCGACAAGGACTTGTCCGGAAATTACCTGTATGACAATCTGGAAGGATACGAGTATATCAATGTGGAATTCGAAACGTTTAAATATATGCGTCCAAAAGGGAATCTGAAAGCGGCTGCGAAAAAGGTGAAAACGGGTCATAAAGTGGTTCGTTGGGCGCAACTTCCGCGTGGTCAAAAATCGATTATGCCGAGTATATTGGAGGAGTTATTACAGGCGCGTGCAAAAACGCGCAAACAAATCAAGACGACCACCGACCCATTTATGCAGAATATTCTGGATAAGCGTCAAATCGGATACAAGGTGACGGCGAATTCCCTGTATGGTCAATGCGGGGCAAAAACATCGACGTTTTATGAACAAGATGTGGCGGCGTCGACGACGGCGACTGGCCGGACAATGATTATTTATGCCAAAAGGATGATTGAAGAAGTGTATGGCGATCGCGTGTATGAAACGGCGGCACTTGGACCGGTACAATGTCGCGCCGAATACGTGTATGGAGATTCGGTTGCCGGGTATACGCCGGTCAAAATACGTGTTGATGGAAGAGCGATAATTTGCACTGTCGAACAATTGGCGAAATTATATGGCGGCGACCGATGGGTCGTGTGTGAAGAACCGGGGAAACAAACAAAGGAATTTTGTGAATTGAGCACGGGGACCGCGTGTATCGAGTCATGGACCGAATCGGGCTGGACGAGAATATTTCGGGTCATCCGACATGTGTTGGCGCCTCATAAACGGATGATTCGTGTATTGACACATACGGGTTTGGTGGATGTCACAGATGACCATTCTCTGATTTTAGCCAACAATGAAAAGCGCGAAATATCTCCGAAGGATTGTCATACAGGGGTCGATTTATTACACGCTGCATTGCCCTTTGGGACTCGTATCCATTTGGATGAATATTTCGAAATGGAAAATTACGGGAAATTTGTTTCGGATGACCAGGTTTATTTGGCCACAGTTGCCGCATTGATTGACCAGAACAAATTTCGTATCGAGTATGACCATACCACCGCAGCAGAATCACCCGCAAATAGTATGATCACAATACGCAAACACGAAGATTACCTGTATGACACAACAGACAAGACCCAAATTGTTGCAATGCATGAAATCCCATACGAAGGATTCGTGTATGACCTTACCACCGAAAACCATCATTTTGCAGCGGGGGTTGGAAATCTCATTGTCCACAACACTGATTCAGTATTCTTCACTTTCAACTTGGAAAATCCCAATACGAACGAGAAAATTCGCGGGAAGCCGGCATTGGAGGCCACCATCGAAATCGCCCAAGATGTCGCCAAATTATGTACCAGTTTCTTGAAACCGCCAATGGAACTCAGTTATGAGAAAACACTGATGAATTTCATCCTGTTGGCGAAGAAACGATATGTCGGAATGTTGCACGAGACCGACCCCAACAAGGGCTATTTGAAATATATGGGGTTGTCTCTGAAACGCCGCGATTCCTGTGATTATTTAAAAGATACGTATGGGGGTATCCTAAATATTCTTATGAAAGAGAACAGTATTAAACCGGCAATCGATTTCTTGACCACATCCCTAAATAACCTGTTGGACGGCACCGTGCCAACGGACAAATTGGCCATTACCAAGGCATTGCGAAGTAACTACAAGAATCCCAAACAGATTGCGCATTGGGTATTGGCCGAACGAATCGGCAAACGCGACCCGGGAAATAAACCCAAACCGGGCGACCGTATGAAATTCCTGTATTTTGTAAATAGCGACAAGACGGCATTACAAGGCGATAAAATCGAGATCCCACAGTATATTTCCGATACAAAACTGAAAATCGATTACAAGTTCTATATTACAAATCAATTGATGAAACCGCTACAACAGTTATTTGGTCTTGCATTAGAGCAGATTTATGAAACGAAATATCCGGTTAAGAAAACGGTGATTACTGATTTCAAACGGGAAATCCGGCGTATCCAAAATGAAACGCCGGATTTGGAAGAATATTCGAAACGACGGGAAAAAGAATGTTCTACGAGGGTCAAACAGGAATTATTCGATCCATTCTTGATTAAGATTAACGAGAATCAAAACGGAATTCGCCGATTATCGGATTGGTTTGGCAAATAATAATATGGTGTGGGTGGGGATGGGGTGGGGGTGTGGGTTTATAAAGAAAATGGGTTGGTGTTATCCTCCAAGACATCGGAAAAATAATCCGAAAATAATTCATTGAATACACGTTGAAGATTGGCTTCGTTTTCTTGACTTACTGAATTCGATTCAGTGGTAGTGGTAGCAGTGGTAGCAGTGGTAGTTGTAGCAGTGGTAGCAGTGGTAGTAGTTGATGGTATCGCCGTCTCAGGCGTCGCCTCCGGCGGAGGCTCTGAAACACCCGATGAAATAACCCTGTTTGACAAGTCCGAAATGTCCGAAACAGGACCCGTATAATCGCGAATATCGTATCTGCATACTGGACAACGAACATTATTTCGAAACCACGTATTCAAATGACGGGTTTTGAATATATGACCACAATAACGTATTCTGGATATATTTGATACTAAATTGAATTCTTCCAAACTGATTGGACAACGTGTATTTGGTTCAATATTACTGTATGACACGATTTCAACCGAACGATTGATTTGTTCGCGGGTAGGTGCAACCACAACATTTTCCATATTTGACAATGTGGGTTCGATAGTAGTGGTGTCGGTGGCGGCGTTATTCCGAATCGGTGTAAATAGTGTTGTATATAAAAGATAGGAAGAGGAGTTATTGCGACTTCTTGAAATAGGTGGATGGATAATCGACCCCAATGATGAATTGGAAAATGGAGGTACCACCGAAGAAGACGAAGGGGGGTCATATACTCTTGAATTTTGGTTAAGTATAGATATTGGTGTATGCTGGTGTGTATGCTGGTCGGTATGTGGTGGCTCTGTATACCGGTCTCTATATCGGTCATTAGGCGAATCAATCATTTTCATAAATTCATACATATCGTGTTGATAATCTCTAATTCGTTTTGTATATTCTTGTACCATAGCATTATTACTCAAACGGTTTCGCACTGTCTGTTGATATTCATGTATAATACTGGAATAATGATGTATGATATTATTTATGGTATATATCCGGTCATTTTGGGCGGTGGCTGCGGCTGCGGCGGAGTCAGAGGAGGGTCCAATAGGGTTAGGGACTTCCGCGACAACCGGTGGTACTTGCATCGGATATTGGAATACCGGATTTATATTATTCATTATATAATCAATACAAAGATTTTTTTATACTATTTATATATTTTTACAAAAAAATGAATCTTGCCAAATACGAGAAAAAAGGATATGTTGGTTTGGCCAATTTGGGAAATACGTGTTTTTTGAATTCGTGTCTCCAAGTATTGAATCATACATATGAATTAAATCATTTTTTGGAAACGCGAAAATACGAAAAGATGATTGTGAATCACAGTGATATTCCAGACAAAGTCATTATTTGTGAATGGGACGAATTGCGTAAATTGATGTGGAGTAATAATGGTGTAGTTTCGCCCAACAAATTCGTCTATCATGTCCAACAGATTGCGGGTATAAAGAACCGCGATATTTTCACGGGATGGGCACAAAATGATTTGAGCGAATTTCTGTATTTCGTGGTGGATTGTATGCATAATAGCATCTGTAGGAAAACCAATATGCGCATCAATGGAAAAATACAGAATAAAACGGATAAACTGGCGGTGGAATGTTACAATATGTTGAAGGACATTTATACAAGAGAGTATTCAGAGATTATGGATTTGTTTTATGGTGTGCACGTAAGTGAAATTAAATCCGTCGATGAAAAAACGACATATTCGATAAAACCCGAACAATTTTTTATTTTAAATTTAGAAATAAATACCGCGACCAATCAAACACCACTTTCCACTTTGACCGAATGTCTGGATTATTTCATTCATCCCGAAATAATAGATGGAGACAATGCGTGGTTCAACGAATCCACTCAACAAAAGCAGGCCGCAGTCAAAAAGATGAGTTTTTGGAATTTCCCAAATGTATTGGTTATTATGTTGAAACGGTTTTCGGCCGATGGTCGACACAAATTAAATCAACTGTTGGACTTCCCTTTAGAAAATTTAGATTTGTCGAAATACGTGGTGGGGTATAATCCCAAAAGTTATGTGTATGACTTATTCGGGGTATGTAATCATATGGGGAGTATTATGGGAGGTCATTATACATCATATGTCAAAAATGTATCTGGTGAATGGATACATTTCAATGATACTCAAGTAGATATTATTAATGAACGACAAATTGTTTCTCCTATGGCATATACATTGTTTTATCGTAAAAAAAATAACTTGGTATAATATAATGAGCTCTTCTACTGATATATCGAAAAATAGTGTTAATACATCATCTATTGTAAAAGAAGATAATGTAAAGTTTAATTTCAACAAATCAATGGATACGGCTTTCAATAAATCCAATGTTATACTTTTGGTTTGGTTTTTGGTGATTTATTATGTTTTGAGTTATTTTGTCGGATTGTTTAGTAGTCCCGCTAATAGCGAAACTGCCGCTTCTGCTTCTTCGGGAAGTTCTAATGTAGGAAATATAATTAATGTCATCTTTTTTATTGGAATCTTTCTTTATGCACTTATAATGCTTGAAAAAATGTCTAAAATGAATGATAAAGAATTGGACGAAGCCACAAAAGCCGACTTGAAGGATGATCGGGCATATTTTGAAGATCCGTATTCGATCGTTGCACTTTTGATTTTCATGTTTTGTTTTTATTTGACCATTTATATTATTGGAATTCCAATGGGTGAAAAATCGAAACCCATTAGTATTTGGATTATTGAAAATTTAATGATTTTGATGCTTGTCATTTTAATCATTTGTGCTTTTTTTAAATATGTATTAAAGATCGATTTGGTAAAAATTGTGTTTGATTGGTTAGAGAAATTACCGACAGATAGTGGTAAAACCACCACCAAAGATATATCTGGAACTGATTTATCCAAAAATGCGGTTGCGGCAGTTAAATCCTCCACCATTACCCCTATAGACGATTCTTGTCCGAATGCGAATAAAAAGATTCCCGGTGCAGAGGTGTTTAATATTTCGAACAATTTGTATACGTATGATGATGCCAAAGCGATTTGTAAAGCATATGGTGCAAGATTGGCAACATATGATGATGTCGAGGATTCTTATAAAAAAGGTGGTGAATGGTGTAATTATGGATGGTCGGCAAATCAAATGGCGTTCTTTCCTACACAAAAAGCGACATGGGAAGAATTGCAACAAACGGATAATCATAAAAATGATTGTGGTCGTCCGGGTGTAAATGGTGGATATTTTGCCAATCCGGATATTCGTTTTGGCGTCAATTGTTATGGAAAGAAACCGAAACCTTCTCAAAAAGAATTGTCTATGATGGAATATAACAAACAACATCATTTTATTAAATCTCCCAAAGAGAAGGCATTGGACGATAAAGTGAATTATTGGAAGGATAATGCGGCTTCATTATTAAATTTGAATTCGTTCAATGGACAAAAATGGTCTGGTCAAAAAATGTAATTTTGTGGATTGGGTGTTTGACAGGGACGTCGGCCGCAGGCCGGCGGAAAATTTTTTTTGGGGTGGGGTGGGGGTGAGGAGGAAGGACGGGAGAATGGGTCTGTAGGACTATCTATTTCGATTTGGTTTGTTTCTTTGTTTGTTTTTTGGGAATTTTTTCAAGAAGTTTCAGAGATTTGGATTTTGTGGATTTGGAGGAGGAAGGGGATTTCGTATTTTCGGTACTTTCCGTATTTTGAAAGAGATGGTCAAACAATTCATCGTCGACCGTTTGACGATTTTGAAATCTCTGATTTGCAAATACATTTTCTTTGTGTGAAATCATGACGAGTCCTATAGGAACCGATAAATGGCCTTTGTTTTTTAAGACGTTTGTTACGCCTTTGCCAGAACCACCCTGTATGATTCCCCCATTTGTGGATTGCAATGCGCTTAATTCGGTAATTGGCGCACCTCCCGATATTTGACCATCATTCTCTGAAAACACGTAATTATTTATAAGAGTTTGTTCAAAAAGTGACATATATGTATATAATACACATATATGATTTTATTTATATGTTCGACGTATATCTGGGGTGGTTTTTATTTCGCGATTTTCGCGTAAATATACCATGATACGTTCGACTTGACTTGGATCTTTTATCAGGGTTGTCAAACAGTATTTTATATAAGTAAAAGTCAGAGGTTGATAATCGCGTTTCTCTGAGAGATTCAATTCTCCATCCGAAATTCCAATCGATGTATTTTCCAAATGGTTTGTTTTGATGTATTGATGAATATCCTTTGTGAGTTGTGTGCGATATTCACGTAATTTGTGAACTTGTTCGTGGTTTCGTTTCAATTGATTATCTATCAAGACCCACTTTTGGACATTCTCTGAAAAACTCGGTTTTATTTTGTTGACAATTTCTTGTGATGGAGAGGTGGGTGATTGATGGTCGGTCATATATAATATTTATCGGAGAATAAGTATTATATTTGTTAACGAATATGTATTGTATGTTTGTGTTTTGTATGTCTTATGTATATGTGTATTTAACGTCTGCGGCGTCCACGAGTTCTGCGGCTACCACGTCTCTTTTTGTTGGTGAATCCGCGTCTCTTGCGGTTGTAATAACGGTCATTGGCGTATACCAAACCAGCAGGGACAGCAAGGTCGACGAATGTGCTTCCGCCCATTTTTGGTGGGGGCATATCAGAACCACCCATTTTCATTGGCATATCGGAACCACCCATTTTTGGCATACCTGGTATATCTAAACCACCAGTCATTTTTGGCATTTCCTCTCCTTCTCCTCCCAAATAACGCGAGAATGGTCTAAATCCACGTCCGCGTCCGCGACGTCTTGACGCATTCTTGCCGCGATAACGACCGTATGTGTAATTATTCGCTAAAACTAATCCAGCAGGAACGAGGATTTCTCCTAAACCAGTTCCTCCGCGTCTGCTTTTACGTCCGCGGCTTCCTTTACGTCCACGTCTACGTCCACCACTTTTAACTTGAACCTGACTTTGATCGGGAGTAGATGTACCGCCTCTCATTGGAGGGTTCATTTGAATTAGATTTCCTTGTCCTGCGGCAGCGTGCTGGTTTTCTGCACTTCCATAAACACTCGTTCCATAATCAGCGGCTCCAGAATTAGGGTTTGTCATATATATAATATATTATATATATTTTTATAATCACCAATAAATAAAAATCCCGTTCTTAAACATCCATTTTTTGACCCATTATAGGATAAATATGTAAATAATTCGCATCTCTGAACCAAATACAAATTAAAATATACATTATGACTAAAAGAACGAATACCAAAACAATATTATATATGCAAATTAACAAAAAGTAAACGTAAAATTCATTATATACCCAATCAAAAATAGGACGAACCATTAATTTCATTTCTTTCTTCGTCTCCTCTTTTTTAAAGAAATCGATAAACGTTTCTTTAATCGTATGCATCGCACCTACTTTATACACCCTTGTAAGATATTATGGAAATAATACACAACGCATATGTGGCATATGTGGCATATATAGCGTATGCGTAATTTTCCTAAAACAAAAATATCACAAAAAAATAATATGATTTATCCAGCCACAAAAGAATTTCCATTTGAACAATTGACACTCGTCCCATCTACCGTATTAAATGGCAACTTTTTCACTAAATATCTCATCAATGAGAAACCCCTGTATATTCAATCACCTAAATGTTTTTCAAAAAATGGGTTGGTAAAAACCGGCAAACGAATGTTTTGCGATTTGATTTTTCTCCGCGAGAACGAACAATTTATTCAATGGATCGAACATTTAGAAACATTTACCCAAAAGTATATTTTTGACAATCGCGAAAAATGGTTCGAAACCACTTTAGAAATGACCGACATTGAAGACTCTTTTACCCAAATCATGAAATCTTATAAATCGGGGAAGAATTACCTGATTCGTACGAATGTTTCCACCAAAACCGATGGCGCCTGTTCTCTGAAAATATACGACGAAAACGAGAACAATGTTGACCCCGAAAGTATTACCGACAAAACCGAAATAATGACTATTTTAGAAATACAGGGTGTCAAATGTTTGTCGAAAAGTTTCCAAATCGAAATCGAAATCAAACAAATGATGGTATTGAATCAGAACGACCCTTTTGAAAAATGTTTATTTAAGACATCTGCCGCCACCACCACCACCACCGCCGCAACTCCCCCGCTTGTCAAACAGGTTATTCACGAGAAGTCACCAGAAACGGAAAAAAAATTTTTTTCTGAAACTCCGGAAATTGTCCCAGACAAAATAAACCTGTATGATACCGCCGCGGACGAAACATCTAATACGTCGAACAAAGTAAATACAGATTTAGAAAAAACGACAGAACCAAAAAATGTAGACACAACATCTCTGAACGACAATGACGAATTATGTGAGGTTGAATTTGATTTAGAAGAATTGCCAGAAGAAAAAGTGCAAATCAAAAACCGGAACGACGTATATTATGAAATGTACAAAGAGGCAAAACGAAAGGCGAAAATTGCGAGAGATTTAGCACTTTCTTCTTATTTAGAAGCAAAACGAATCAAAAATACATATATGTTGGATGATATTGATGATGATTCGGATGATTCGGATGAGGAGGATGACGACGACGAGGATGAGGATGGGGATGATGGGGGTGATTCAGCCGATGATAATGACGAAAAAGAAGAAACGAATACAAATCAAAAAGAATGATATTTATGGTTCACAAAAATAAAAACGTGTAAGAAATAAAAAAAACATTTAGACGAATGAAAAAAATAATTTTATCCTCCGTTTATATAAAAGAGGATGAGCAAATTTTCCAATTTATTATATGGACCGCCGTTTCTTATATTGATTATTGTCGCCGTTTTAGGATTCGGAGTGTATTCTTATTCTGAAAATAAATACGCGTCAATGGACGGTTTAACCAGTGGATCATATTCTCCACCTGTAAGTCCACAAGCCAGTATCCCGCCAACACATATGCCAAGTGTTTCCGCAAGTCCGGTTGATACTCCCTCGATTTCAACTGCCAGTTCGGGAGGATATAGCCAGAAAGCAGTTGCCAATCCTTCTGACTTGTTGCCACAAGACAGCAATAACCAATGGAGCAATTTGAATCCTGTGTTGAACGGAGGTTCTCAGTTCCCCGACCTTCTTCAAGCCGGTTATCACATTGGTTTAGATACAATTGGTCAAACACTCCGCAATCCGAATTACCAACTTCGTTCGGACCCTATTATCCCAAAGCAGGAGATTGGTCCTTGGAACCAGAGCACGATTGAACCAGATTATGGACGCGTTCCTCTTGAGGTTGGTCAGGGAACCAGGTAAATCACACACTATTACTACTATGATACACTATGATACACTATGATACACTATGATACAAATATCAATATATATATATATAATATATTGATATGAAAACTGTGAAATACAAAACACAAAATAAAAAAACAAAACGAAAAAAATCCGTCTTGTATGGTGGAACCGTTCGTCCTACAGATAATTGGTTTATACGGATGGTGGATGAATGTTGTAAAGAATTGTGGGTTCGTGACCCTATTTGGAATGACACTAAATTCTGTAATGAATTAGTTAAACATAAATATGTTGCGTATAAATCAAATGGTCCAAAAGGTCGGTCAATCAGTAAGCTTCAAAGACAAAAAACCGCATTTGGTACAATTTCAAAATATACCCAAAATAGTCAAATTCATAAAAATAGAATTGGTGTAGGAGCCGTCATAGAAACATCGAAATATTTTACTACACGAGGCAATAATCTAAAAGGTCTGTTTTATGTTCAACCGAAAGAATTTAGTTTAAATCCATTTCATAAAAGTGTTTCAAAAGAAAGTGATAAATGGTATGATAAAACATTGAAAAAAGGAACAAAATCTATATGGGGAAATATATTCGGATACGGTGGTAGTAGACCCCATATTTATATGTATGATGATACTCGCACAGAAGATAGTATTTACGATAAAAATACATTTATTGCACATTGGCCAAATTATCAAAGTGGGTTGGCAGAAATAAAAAAAAATCAAAGTGGGTTATTCATAAAATTTGCATATAATAATGACGCATATAATAATCACCTTAGCATAGATGAAGAATTAATGATTGAAAATTGTATAACAATTTTGGAATGGAAAAATAATTACAATTTTGATGAAAAATTGGCCATTTGTTTATTGTACAAAATAAGAAAATTGTTACAATCAGAAACAACAAAACAGTTTTTGGATGGTATAATATCAAACGATATTATTTATCCAGAGGACAATTCAGAGATTGACGATGAAATTATTGAGAAATATAATAATTATACGAATACGAAAACAATCGAACATCAAATAAATTCCGAAAGTAGTCTCGATACCTATGATTATTTAGATGTTCAAATTGATTTATCTAAATTTGACAAGAATATTCCGGAAAATACTATTATAAGTCGATTCGATTTTTTTACATTGATGAATGAAATTGTAGACATTTCAGAAAGCAATGTTTTATCCATCAAAAATAAACAATTTCGTATATTAAGATTATTTTATAAAAGTCCTTTTTATACAACCATACAACACAAACCAGATAGTGAAACAGTAAATGCCATTATCAATTTAATTATAAATATACAGGGAATCGATGAAAGAATTCGAATGAATATAATAACAATTAAACAATTCAATGATATCATAGAACAGTTAAACCAAACTAAATCTGAATTAAACCCACAAGAACCTGTATTAAACCCACAAGAATCTGAATTAAACCCACAAGAATATATATTAAACCATTATAAAACGGTAGAAATGATAGGAGATGGTGCGTGTTTATTTCGCGCATTTTCATACTTTGTATACAATACACAAGAGTATCATTATGATATAAGAAACGAAATTGTAAAATATATGGATAAAAATTTTAAAGATTATCCATTTTTTGATTATTATGATAATCCAATTTCAAAATATGAATATATTCGTAAAATGTATCAAGAAACCGAATTTGGAGGTTACTATGAATTACTTGCGTTTGCAACATTGTATAAATATAGGATTGAAATATTTGACGAAAAATATGTAATAGTTAGTACAATATTACCATTTGATCCCATTACACCGGAAAAAACAATTCATCTAAAATATTCAAATCGTAATCATTATGATTGTTTGATACCCAAAAACCAATAATCAGAATGAACAATCAGAATGAACAAAATTATAATTATAATATTTTCATATAGTAATAATTGCAAAAATACTATATGAACAAATCGGACATACAACATCACCAATTTGAAAATGGATTCCGGGTTATATACGAGACTCCAATAAATGCATTACCCATAACCTATATTCGGGTATTTTGCGATGTAGGGTCTATCCACGAAAGAGAACAATATCACGGCGCATCGCATTTCATTGAACACATGTGTTTCAAAGGAACCGCCAAAATATCCGACGCAACCAAAATATCCATCAATTACGATGAGAACGGGGCTTATGTCAATGCAACTACTGATAAACGTCATACTTGTTTTATTGTCAAATGCAATAATCCACATTTTCAGCGTTCTATCGACGTCCTTTCCGATATGATAAATAATTCCCTGTTTGACAAACGCGAATATTCCAAAGAAAAACAAGTGGTTATGGAAGAAACCATTCTTTTGACTGACCAACCCAACACCATTTTATTTCATATGATTGACCGGCTTTTATACAAGGGCAGTTCTTTCGAACATCCCATTGATACAATTGAATACCACATAAAAACCGCCCAACGAAAACACATTTTAGAATACGATGACATTGTCAATATGTATAAACGGTTTTATAACCCCAACAGAATGGTATTGAGTATTGTGTCCCAAATCCCCTTTCCTACTATTATTGCGCATTTGAAAAAAACGGATTTCGTAAAACGAAATACAAAAGGTCACTGTAGGACACCGCCGCCGCAGCCGATACTACGACCTCCATCCTATTCATTGGACCCACAATCAGAGATTCAATGTACCGTTTTGAATAAAAAAGGGGTTCTGGCCACCTATTTCGGAATCGGGTTTCGAACCTGTCCACAAACGAATTTAGATAAATATACGCTCGATTTGGTCAAACATATTATTGGTGGGTATATGAGTAGCCGGCTTTTCAAATTATTACGTGATGAAAACGGTTTAACGTATTCATCCAAAGTGTATACCGAATATTTTGAACATACAGGTGCATTTTTCATTTATGCCAGTGTAAATTCGCGGAAAATTATACGTAATGGTACAGGTCCGGGTGTCATTCCCATCATTATTAAATTGTTGAATGAACTGGTCAAACAGGGTGTTTCTGACAGAGAAATCGAAATTGCAAAGGGATTCATACAGGGAAATATGGTGATTGCATCAGAGAATGGTGATTCACAAGATATACATAATGGATTGGAATATATACTGTATGACAACCCCGACGAAATCGTTCCATATTCCCAAATATACAAAACATATTATCATTCTCTGACAAGATCGAATATCAATCAAACGATTCGAACGTATTTCCGGAAATCAAATATGAATATTGTTTGTTTGGGCGAAAATGCTCCCAAAGAATCCGAGATTGTCAGAGAATGTTCAAAATTTTCCGCATTATAATTATGGGAATATATGTATATGAATAGATTGGAATATTTAGGGTATATCATTATCGGGTTTGTTTTAGTCGTTTGCGTATACATGTATTTGGATAATAAAGACACGTTTGATTTAAAATGTATTGTGTCTGGTGTGGATGGAAACAAATATTGCGTTCGCGAACGCAAGAAGTTGCAAAAGGCCGTCGATTTATTGGCGGGGGTTACTGAAAAATGTAAAAAATTAGTGGAATATTTGGATAAAAAGTATCCGACTCAAGAAAACGTTCAGAGATTGGTGAAAGGATTCAATCCTCAAAAAGTGATGGAAACATTGCCCACCAGCGAATACACGGCGTATAGCGAAAACAAGGGCGAGAAATTGGCCTTCTGTTTGAACGAAGATAAAACCAACAATGAAGACTTGATTGATGAAAATACATTGACGTTTGTTGCCTTGCACGAATTGTCCCACATTGCCACGAAATCGATTGGTCATAAAAATGAATTCTGGGACAATTTCAAGTTTTTATTGGTGGAAGCCAAAGAGGCTAATCTGCATACTCCCAAAGATTACAAGAAAAATAATCAGGAATATTGTGGAATGAAAATCAAAGATAGTCCTTATTTTGATAGATAGATAGATTGTTCAGAGATTTTGTCAAAAATAAAAAATATACAAAATTACAAAATTACACTTTATGACAAAATCTCTGAACATTCCATTTTTTTTACAGTTTGAAATGAACAATACGACCATTTGTCAATTTTATAGACATATCAATCCACATCCGATTCGATTTTGCCAAACGAACTATCTCCTTCAGGGTTTCCAAAAAGTTCCGGTTCTGCATTGACATGTTGATTTTGGGCTGCCAATGATAACCGTGTATTCCGGCTTCCTTCGTCATTTTGAAATTCATTTTGGATTTTTCGAGTATCTCATCCCGCGTCATATATTTCATCATTTTTTCAATTATCGCAATCAGTATGCCTGTTGCACTTTTACACTCGGATGAAATCACCTCACCCCTTTGGTTAATAATACAAGTCTGGATCTTTGCATATGTATTGTGCTTTAACGTATCAAAGAATTCGTTTTCGTATTTTGTACGTTCGCGAAGCATCAATGTAAGACTGGGTATAGCAAGTAGATTCGATGTCATTCTGGTTGTTTGGTTGGATGCAGTCAGTAAAAGTGTTCAATTTTATTTGTATTTTGAATACGAGTCCTGTAGGAGATTATGGATTTTCCAAGGGGGATTTGAACGGATTTTTCATATCAAACTATTGTTTTACGGAGATTGATGAGATCTACCGGAAACAGTATGTGGATTATCTGTTTAGGAATGGGGTTGTCAAACACGGGTTTATCACTTGGCAGACCGTATTTGGTATTCCAATTAGTTTAGTTCATCAGTATTTGGTGGGTGGATTGAGTGATGGGGTGAGTATAGAGGAAGAACGACCTCAGACGGCGTTTGTAGATTTACCGAATTATTTTGTTCGGTTTTGAATTGTCCGGTTTGTTTGTTTGTATGGCAAAAATATAATTATATAGTATTGTATAATTATATTATATTATATGATGGATGAGATATATAAAGTATGTAAGATAAATCCAATCTCTGAAGAGATTGACCAAATTTGGGTATTTATGGGAAAGGACCGTCCTACACCGGATTCTATGAAAACCATTTTTAGTCAATCAGAGATTTCCAAAATACACCCAAATACCAAAATTGTGTATTCGACCCAAGAAATACATTCCGATGATTCTCTGAGAATTGTCAAAAAGAAAATGATGATTGAACTCGGAAAAGAAACAACTGCATACGATGAAATATACCTATTTAGTCAAACACGTAAATCGGTTTCAATCCACGATATTTTCAAATACCGTTCCGAAGCAACCGGTACATTAGATATCTCTGAAATGCAACAGTTAATTATCAATTTACAATTGAATCCACACGTGTTGAAACCCGTCGACCCCGCCACAGACCATCCTACATATGGATTTGCCGATATTTTGAAATTAGATATTCCCCAACCATCCGAGATTTTCATTCCATTAGGAATGCGATTCACGGACCACCACGATGTTTTATTTCCGGCATATCCATATTCGTTCCCACCTACATCAAATACACTGTATGACCCCAATCCGAAAAACCAACTCCTTCTGTTTGACGACAGCCTTCTATTAAATTACGGTAAACTCAAATACAATACAATATACATCTGTATGACCGAAGATGTAATCGAATTTGCCAACCATCGCAAAATCTCTGAATCTTCCATAATAGACATCTATTATCCACTTTTAGCCAAACATAATATCCAATCCAATAAAGACCTGGTCGAATCCCGTAGACAACGAACACAAATCAATCGCCGTATCCTGAACCAATCCATAATAACCCTGTATGACAAAATCGCCGTGTTTCACGAAATTGGACGCCGGACTCAGGGGGAATCAAACAGGCAACCTCAACAAATCGAATATGAAACCCGTGGAATAGACAAGATATGGATTACTATTCACCCCGAAGTCCGTCATACAATACCATTAGATGTTCTTTTCCGGAATATTCACGCCACCCAAGACATTCCAATGATAAAATACAATCCGGGTCTGAGATATGACAATTTATTCCGATTTTATTACGAACAAGTTTCCCCGAATCTAACCAAGATACCCTTTTTGACAAAATCAGAGATAATGAAACTATTGGACAAAATCGGGAGCAAAAAACAGTTATTGACCGTGGTTGTTATGGAAATGAATACGCCGGTAATTGTCGATGTTTTTCCCAATGGAAATATGAATATTCGTATTGAATTTGCAAAACCGATTGTATTGGAAATTGTCAATGATTTGATCCTACAGGTTTATTCCACGGTTCGCAAAATCATCAATGATATTTTACAAGAAAGTGGTTATTCTCTGATGAATATTAATACGATTGAACACGACTGTATCGAAATCGTGGATATTGTATACAAAACCTCGGCCATATGTAAGAAATTGGATTTTCAAAAATACAGTGGATGTATTTCGGCGATTTTCAATGTATTAAATATTGACTATCAATCGGGAATTGAAATGCGATATAAAAGGGTGGAGAATTATACCGAAATGGAGGCCGAGAATGCATACATTTTGGAAATTTACAAGAAAACCAATAATGAAACGGAAATCATTGATGCATTGAAATCCAATTTGGGATTAACCGAACAAGAGGCCCGAACAAAAATAATCCAATTTTTGACAGAACACAAACATACCAAAGGTGCATATGTAAATCGCGCATTGGATTTTGTAGAACATCCCGGATTCCATGTAATGGTTCACGTAGAAATCATCTCTGATACAGAATACCGGCATGTTTTTACGATTCGGAATATTGATAATTTACAATATATTCATATGTTGGACGTGTATATTGACAGTTTTATTAAAATCAACCAAGATATCAATCATTGCGGGGTTGACAAATCCACCATACAAAGATTCTGTAAGACAACGACGAAAAAAACACAAGAGAAAGAAAAGGAAGAACGTCATACAGATGCAGTGGAAGGAAATATCCGGTCAGAATTGGTCGAAGGCGACGAAGGCGACAAACCCCTGTTGGACGAAGATGAAATGAATATGTCGGACATACGCGAACCAGATGTAGAAGATGATGAATACAATGATGCAATATTGTTTGATGATTATGAAGGTAGTGATTCCGAAGATGATAATATTTCAAAACAGTCTTCCGAATCCAAAACCGAATCCAAAACCAAAACCAAATCCAAATCCAAATCCAAATCCCAAAGTAAAGATTCAGAGATTGATGGAAAAAATGTGGAAGAAGTATTGAAAACATCCATGTTGAAATCTATCTCCTCTGACAAATCTTCCAAATCTTCCAAATCTTCCTCTTCTAATAAAGAAAAAGAAAACCCGGTCATATATGGCGATATTTCGGAATCATCGGGGTCGTCATCGTCGGGGTCATCGTCGGGGTCAAACAGTAATATTCTGTTTGACGATTATGAAGAATCCGATTCGGGTTCATCCTCCAACAAATCAAAAGGTGGCGCGGAAACGCCATCTCCTCCTTCTCCATCCCCATTGTCCTCATTGTCAGAGAATGACAATTCAAATACTCAACAAAACAATATCGACGGATTACTATTAAATGAAAGCAACAATAATTACTTTTTGAAAAGGTTGAAAACCCGCGAACCCACTCTTTTTATTTCAAAACGACAAGGTAAATTCAAAACATATTCCCGTTTATGTCCAAGCCAACTCCAACGCCAACCAGTCATTTTAAATAAACGTGAATATGCTCGTCTCAAAGATTATGACGAAGAAAATTATACACAAGCCTTAAAATACAACGACAATTATTATATTTGTCCAAGATATTGGTGTTTGAAAACCAATTCGACCATTACACAAGCCGATGTAGATGCCGGAAAATGCGGTAATGTCATTCCCAAAAACATCGATATAGTTCCCAAAGGTGCATATGTATATGAATTCAATAATGCGGACCAACATCACAGTTCAATTGATACCAAAATAAAGGTCAAAGAGAATGGAAAAACGGTTGAAAAAGTGGTCATTAAAAAAGGCGAATATTTCAAAAACAATCCCGGATTTCTATCTCCCGATTCTTCGGCCGATGGGAAATGTCTCCCGTGTTGTTTCCAAAAATTATGGGATTCCGACTTTTTGAAAAAACAATTGTATCAATGCGGAATCCGCGACGACCCGAGAATCAAACCCCCCTCACCCGACGCCGCCGCCGCTGCACACCTAACCACTACAGGTGAACCGTCTGCAGTCTCACCCTCCACCAAACCGATTCCTATTGAACGAGCGCCATCGATTGAACAATCGGATAAAAAAGACAAGTATATTTCCGCCATTGAACGTTTCCCACTTCCAGAACGCAGATACGGATTCCTTCCCATTTCAATTCAAATGTTTTTCGGATTTCATTATAAAGACGCCATTTCCACCACGAATTCCGCCGAACTCAAAAAAGACAAACCGGTCCTTTTAAGATACGGTACAGAACAGACCAACCAGTTTTCATTTATAAGTGCACTGTGTGACGTGTATGCCGCCATTCATAAAAAACCGGCAATTCCCAAAGTAAAACAAATGCGACAGATATTGGCCCATGCAATTACACTCGACCAATTCACGCGTCTTCACAACAATTCATTTCCCGCCGTTTTTAAACCTAAACATAAATACGTCGATATCGATTTTAATAACACGGAATATACGTCCAGCGAACTTTACAAATCGGCGAATTTACAGAATCCGTTACAAGAGGATTATTTGCATAATACGATTGCGGCCTATGAAGAATATAAAACCTTTTTGACCGACCCAGATACTACAGCCAAAATCGACCACGAATATCTCTGGGATCTAATTACCACTCCCAATCCCAAATTATTTCCCAGAGGGGTGAATTTGGTCATTTTACAAATCGTCGATAATGATCTTACAGATAATGTCGAATTGATATGTCCTTCGTCGGCATATTCGAATAACCTGTATGACCCCCGCAAGGAAACCCTCATATTGTTAAAACGCGAAACGGACGCACATTCGAATTATCCCATTTATGAACCCATCTATTTATACGAAGACCGAACGGCTGAACCGGTCGCCCCCCATATTTCCCGAATATTCAAACCAAATACCGAAGTCAAAAACGTCGAACGAGTATTGACCATTATCCAGTCCGCCGCCAAAACCAAATGCACACCTATTTCGAGCGCGCCTCGCAAAATCATCCCTTTCCGAACAAATCATAATGTCCTACAGATTATTTCTATTTTGAAAAAATATGATTTGCCCGCACCCATCCAACAAGTCGTCAATTATCAAGGTAAAATCATTGGATTGGTTTTACTACATAATGCCACACAAAAACAGTCGAATTTCTTTTTGCCGACTGCACCATCTACACCTGTAAGACAATTGCCGAAAATATACATGGACGAGGATGCAATATGGAGGGATTATGGTCATACACGGGATTTTTTATTAGAAATCCATCGGGCCACCAAGGGCGAAATATATTCGACTCCCCTTGCAAAAATGGTGGAAGACGGAATGATTGTCGGCATTCTTACCGAAACCAATCAGTTTATCCGGGTAGACCCCCCTGTCGAAAATACACTGTTGGACGATACACTGGAAACAATCGAGGGCGAAGATACCATTTTGGCAGATACGGTTTTGACCAATCGACCGATACGTTCCAAAGTCAACAATCGCGAATTCATCACAAAGTGTATTTTATTAGAAACCAAAATGTATTCGGCCTTCCGTAGTTTTGTCCGTATTTTACTGAATTCAATTGAAAATCGACCGTTCAGAGACGAAATTATACAGATATTGGCCGCCCCCGCCAACGCCCCCGCAATGCTATACAATGAAAAACTGAAACAGATTATTGCGAAACTCGTGTCTCTGACAAGTAATAAAATCAAATTTATACTGTTTGACAAACAGGTTATTTTGACCACCACCGATGTTTTCTTATCGAACACAGAAGATACATTGTATCTCTCCAAAGAACATTTGATTAGTAAATATATAAGTGAAATTAACAAAACACCCATCTCTGATTCAGAGATTCAAAATCGTAAAATATATTTTACAAGACTCGCCGACGAATTTATCCGCCATCCCAATATCCAACAATTTATGTTGTCCTCCAAAAAATACGCGAATGTTTCAAATACCGAATACAAAATACATCCCGACGAATTTATCATCTTGAATTCAATGCTTATAGGGGATTATTTTGACGATATCATATATACCAAACGTTCGAAACATATACATAATACCGTGTATGACAATGCAAAACCGTTTATGATTGAACAAAATTATTCGCACGAGGTGACGGCACAAGAACAACAGGAATATTTGCGAAATGCACAACAGCGTCAAATGGCGGCGGCCAAAGACGTATCTGCGGAATCCTCCGAATCCGTAAATCCCATATACAAAATAACGGAAGAATGTCAACAAAACCCTCCGGGAGAAATCGAAGGAAACAAGCGTTCCAAATGGAGAGTTCGTTTCGAACATCGATTCAGAGATGCCAAAGAATGGAAATTCAAGAATTCGATTAATTGTACCTATTCTCTGATTCTATTCATCATTTATGAACATAAAAATCAAACTGTAACGATTCCAGAGTTGAAAACCGGACTAATCAAAGCGTATAAACACTATATGACCCATCATAAAGACAAACTTTTTCATATTTTAGAAAAACAGGGGAAGACACAAATCGTGAAAAATATCCGGAAAAATGGTATAGATACGGCGTTCATAAACGAAGGTTATTATTTGACCGATTTGGATGTATGGATGTTGGCCGAAATATACGATTTACCGATTGTATTGTTTTCGACCAAAGGTGTTATTTCCATGGTTTCGAATGCCGAATATCGCGAATTGGATTGGATGGTATTGGACAAAAATTACAAGAAAAAAGAGAAATTTTATTTTGTGAAATCCGATACAACCAAAATCAAGATTCCTCGTTCAAGTATGATAATTCCCTGTATGACATTCGAGGATCTGGGAGAAGAAATGGGGAAATTTATAAAACAAACGACTTTGCCCAATTTCCATTCTCTGACCCAATTCTTGGAATTATATGAAATGTCATAATTTGAAATGTCATAATTCGTAAAAATTAAAATATAAAAAATACAAGTATATAAAATATATACCTGTATGACAACACCCACAACCGGTCTGAACCGTTTCGATGCCGTATTTTACATTAATTTAGAAAAACGTACCGACAGACTGGAACATATTACCACACAATTGTCCCAGACCAATATTGACCCATCCAAAATATTCCGAATCGATGCCGTGTATGACCCCAATGGCGCAATTGGATGTTCAAAATCCCACTGTTTGGCAATTGAACAGTTTTTGGATAGCGAATATAAAACCTGTTTGATATTAGAAGACGATTTCGAATTTATGTTGCCACAAGAAAAAGTCAATAGTATGGTGGATGATTTATTTACAAAAGTTCCCAAATATGATTTGGTTATGTTTGCCGCCAATATTGCGCAATGTTATCCTACAGATTGGAATTTTTTAGTAAAAATCGGAAATGCTCAGACAACGGGAGGATACGCCATTACTCGGAAATTCGCAAGAATACTTTTGAAGAATATCAAAGAGGGTATTGCACAATTCGAACGGACAAATATAAAACCGCTATTTGCCATTGATATCTATATGAAACAATTACAACCCAAATCAGATTGGTTCTGTTTTAATCCCAAAATCGGAAAACAAATGATATCTTATTCAGACATTGAACAACGGGTTGTCAATTATGGATGTTAATATTTTGATAATAGAATAACAAAATGATATAAATATGTTTTTTTATAAAATAAAAATGATACATATATATGGTGACAGCCATGCTGATTACAGTTTTCGTAATTTATCTTTACCACACGTAAATCATCGTGAATATTCAATTACAATGTTTCGAATTGGTCGAGATAATACAATTATAAACTTTAATATAAATGAATTAAATCCGAATGATATCATTGTTTTGGTATATGGTGAAGTTGATTGTAGATGTCATATACAAAGACAAATTGATTTGGGTAGAAACGAAGATGATGTCATATTTGAATTGGTGAATAAATATTTCGAAACAATTAAAAATAGTATTATAACCAAACCATTAAAAGTGGTTGTTGTAGGTATTATTCCCCCTAAACAAAAACTCGAGTATGAGATTATACACGGACCAATCACACACGAATTTCCATTTGTAGGAACTGACGAAGAACGAGCTCGATATACACAGAAAATGAATACATTATTAGAACAAATGTCACATAAAGACGGATATACATATTTTAATCCATATTCATATTATACACGGGAAGATGGCACATTAAAACACGAATTATCCGATGGAATTGTTCATATACAACAAAATTCGATTATTTTGGAAAAATTCATTACACTAATACATCCTTTGAAATGGATTCGGATTCGTCTATATAAATAAAGTATGGAACATAAAAAAATTATTATTTACAAGTCATAAATAATAATATTATAGAATAGTGGGTATAGAATAATGAGTAAGTCTATGTATGACAAATATATGTAATCCACACACCCCGGGTTGTTAAAATCCCATATCATAATCATCTTCGCAAATACCCAAATCTTCCTTTTTGATGGCCGACAAATAATTCTTGATTTCAATCTGCGATTTCGAACATTCGCCTGCACCGTCTTGTCGACCCAGTCCAAACATTTCGTCGATTTTGTCGTCGTCATTGGAAACGTCCACAACTGCATCCGACAATTCTTGCATCTCTTTCATATTCAAGACAATATTGAACGATCCAGTTCCGTAATTCCCGTATTGACCACACATCACATTCGCACTTACACCACGCATCGCATCAAAATCGGCGTGTCGCGCTGCATCCAAAAACACTTCTGTATGAACTTCAAATGTCGCTTTTGCAATGGGTCCTATATTGTCTTTCAAAATACCCGACCGGAAAATAGCCACCAAATTCTTTGTAGATGCCATACGGTCACACAGGAGACTCAAATGATGGTAATTGATATAGACATCGCTGAATTCCATCACTTCTGTGAATTCATTGAATATCACTTGACGCGCGGCTTCAATGCCAAATATATCAAACATCTCTTGGATATCATTACTGAACGTTCTCGAATTGTCAATATAATCCAGCGCCAACACATCCATTAAATTCGAACCGTTTGTATCCAATATCCAACATTCCTTTTTGACATACCGACCATCCTCTTTGACCACATTGTTTTGCAATTTTCGCGGCATCACGTTGTTTATACCTGTAATACCCCGCAACACAATATTGTTCAACAGCGAATCTTGGAAATTTTGCAAGAGGTATATTTCATCGGATTGGTCCAGTGTCTGTGGAACCGCCGACGCCTTCTTCTTCTTCTTGTCAAACAGGGTATTCATTCGAATACGGAAGACCAGATTATCCGAATTGTAATCGGAATACACACAGGATATTTCCGATTTATGACTGTTTACTAATGCAAAATGAATGTCGTCCATCGTAATGTTCTTGTCCAACAGCTGCTCTGCGTCGATTTCCATTCGAATAATCCATTTGGATTTTATGACTTCGGGTTCCGATTGTGCTCGGCCGCCACCTCCGCTGACCAATGACGATTGGTCGGCGATTTCCAATCCATCATTACACTCTTTGACAAAATCTTCGAATTCGTAGAACTGGTCCAACAGGGGTTGGTCTTTTTGAATAAACGTCGACCGTTCATTGGGGTCAAAGTATATCTGTATGGATTTGACCACGTCTTTCAGTTTGGTATGTTCAATCATATTGGAATATTTTTCAGCACGTTCTTTCTCGTATTCATCGACGGCTTTCAAATAGATGGTCATAGAGGAACTACTCGGTTTCTTGGTTAATCGGAGAATCTCTTCTATTCTGGGAACACCACGTGTAACGTTCGATTTTGTAGCAACACCGGCCAAATGGAATGTATCGCGCATACATAAACCATTGTATATGTCGAAATTGCGGGTATCTTCCACGGTCAAATCATACGCATATTTGGTGGTATTCGGGACTTCTTCAATCGAAACAATCTGGTCAAACAGTAGGTCTTGCATTGAATCGGATCCACGTGGCTGCATAACCGTTTTGCCATTGATGATATTGGGTATATATTCTTCGGGTGTTTCGAAACTTGGAATATACTCTTTATGTTCTCGATATTTATTTAGAACCGTATCAAAATCCACCTGTTTGATGGAAACGGTATACAAATTCAACTCATCGTCGTGTTTGTTGATAATCGATTGTATTCCCATATTTTTTAATAATACCGTCAAATCGACCGCAAATAAGTATTTCAGTCTCATTGCAAATATCCGAATGGGTTCTTTGGGATTCGGGAATATATAATACACATTGTCCTGTTTGGATGAAAACACTTGACTCAAATAATCCAAACTGTGTTCAATGGTCGAGAACAATACGGTTTCGGGAACACGCTCGTGTCGGTCGTCATACACGTAATTTATACTGTTTGACTCTGGATCCTCTGAACCGACCGCGGATTCCAACGCCTTTTTCGAAACGGGCAAGTAATCTCCCACCGCCAAGTCTTTCCCTTCCACGCCCACGATTTTGCCATCCACCAATTGCAAGAACGATTTTGCTTTAGTGGCAATGACTTCGCGACATCCCTTGGTGGTTATTTTCAACATGGTATCCGTACCGTCTTCGTTGATAACGGGGTGTTGTGTAACGGCTTCAATACGTCGCCAAACCGTTTCGCCGGATTCCGTTGCACACGGAACTTCATAGTATTCTTCGGATACATCCAATTCGGCATAAGTGGTGGTCAGGCCGGCGGCATCGCCAGCGGCATCGCCGAAAGTAACCTGTTTGACCTTCGACCGTTCGATATGTTCGCATATGAAATCGCCAATGACAACTTTGCGAATTTCCTGTTTGGAATTACGAACTACAATCTCCGTCTCATAAATAACGGAATTCAAAGTAAGTTGTGTAGTGGGCTCTCCAATGGACTGACCCGCAATGACCCCCACATTTTCACCCGGATTGACAATTGACTGTTTGTATTTCAACGAAATGGTTTCCAACAGGAATACTAATGCTTTTTGATGAAACCGGCGATTGACTAATAAATCTTTAGGACTCAAATAGAAGTAATACAGGATTTCAAACATTTTCGTCGGTTTCACGTAATGCAATTTCTGCAAATTCTTGAAATAAGTTTCAATCAATTCAAATGCCTCCAAGGGGGTGATATCCACAATCGACCCCGCATTCAAATTGAACTGACCCTGTATATTCGCAATTATATTCTGGAAAGATACCGGAACACGCACCACATTCTCATCGCGATTCTTGAACAGATCCTCCACAATATTCTGTTGGTAATTCTGCATATTCAAAATCTGTGTCTGACAGATGGTTCGCACCTGGTCGCGCTGTTTACGCATACGCGTAATCGTAGATTTACTATATATGACCAATAGATCGGCATCGCGTTCGTTCATTCCGGGAATATCATAATGCATGTAAATATCCTCGAGACTCATACCAACCAATGGAATCGACTGATTCTCCACTTTGGTGGAATCCACCCCGTCGTCTCCATATGCAAATTGTACTATATGACCCTTATCATTACGAACCGTCATATCATAATACACCTGATAATATTCCATACCCTTAATGAGCCGTCTCTGAATATAACCCGTTTTGGACGTCTTCACCGCCGTATCAATCAAACCAATACGACCACCCATTGCGTGGAAGAAGAGACCGGGTGCAGTCAATCCAGTAATATACGAATCCTCTATGAATCCACGTGCAATGGGCGAATCGTCGAATTTGGCGAAATGCGGCAGGGTACGGTCATTGAATCCATTGGGAATACGTTTGCCATCTACGTTCTGTTGTCCTAAACAGGAAATCATCTGTGAGATATTAATGGGCGAACCCTTGGACCCCGAATCCACAATCATCACAAACCGGTTATCTTTGCCCAAATTCTCACGACCGATTTTACCCGATTGTTCCGTCGCTTTATTCAGGATATTGTTTATACGCGTCTCGAATTCCACCGCATTCGTATTGGCCGTCGAGTTTTCAAAGATTCCCAAATGAACCTGGTTTATGATTCCCTGGACTTCCATCTTCTTGTCCGCAATGACTTGGACAATACGTTCTTGGGTGATTTGATTCGCAATTAAATCGCTGATTCCCACACTAAACGACGAGGTTTTCATATACTCCGTGACAATGTTTTGTAAGTTATCAATGAAATTCGATGCCGCCATATTGCCATAATCATTGAATATGCGATGTATGACACCCTTCGTAGATGAACCCAACACCGATTTGTCGATTTTACCGCGTAATAATGTCCCGTTACGCAATTCAAATACATTGTTGGACGTCGCGAATTCTTCGGATTCTTTAAACAGTTTATTTTTGTAAATCATCGTCAATGAAGGGAATATTTGTGACAATATTTCGAAACTGCTAATGGACGGTTTCCGTAAAACCGAAACATCCACATCGGGATACATCATCAATAAATTCATCGCCTGTTTGGGTGTAAATTGGATATTTTCACGGGTAAATTGGAAAGAACCGATCATCGAATCCTGGAAAATGCCGATAATTGGACTGTTGGAAGTCGGACTAATCAATTGGTAAGGAATGGCCGCCAAATGTCGCAATTCGGTCTCGGCCAATACATTCTGCGGCATATGCATATTCATTTCATCACCATCAAAATCGGCATTATAGGGTTTGGTCACACCAACATTGATGCGAAACGTATCGCCGCGTTTCATGATTTTCACTATATGACACATCATCGAATTCCTGTGTAAACTCGGCTGACGGTTGAAAAGCACCGCATCCCCGTCCATCATATGACGATGGACCACATCCCCGGTTTCCAAACGAATCGACCCACGATCCACATATCTCAGCGAAATCGATTCTCCGTTTTTGCGTTCCAGAATCTTTGCCCCCGGATATTCATCGGGTCCATTACGAACCAGTGACAATAAATATTCGCGATTCAGATCGTTTACAAGTACGGGTTTGGTGATATTTTTCGCCACTTTTAATGGAACGCCCAATTGACGAATGGATAAATTGGGGTCACCGGTAATGACCGAACGGGCACTGAAATCCACACGTTTACCCATCAAGTTTCCACGGACACGACCATTCTTGCTGTTCAATCTACCCGAAATACACTGTAGTGGTCTGCCAGAACGTTGTGCCATCGGAACCGCGCCTTTCACCTTGTTATTGACAATCATTGCCACAAAATATTGCAATACCGTTGTAAGACCCTCTATGACATTGGCCGGTGCATTGTTCTGTATTTTGTCCAACAGGTCGCGATTCGTTTTTATGATGTTGCTATATATGTGCGTCAAATCGTCTTCGCTGCGTTGCTGAGCATCGTGTTTGACAGATGGACGAACGGCGGGTGGTGGCACGGGCAATACTTGGCAAATCATCCATTCCGGACGAGACCAGATTGGACTAAATCCCATGAAAGCAATGTCTTCGTCGGAAATACGCCGGAAAATCTTCAAGATGATTTCGGGGGTCAATCGCATATTGGCGAATTCTCCCGGTGAAATCTCCCAAGTCGCAAACAAAGACGACATTCCTTCCAATTTGACCTTGCTTGGCTGTTTGCATCCACATCCGTCTTCCGTCGATTCGCCACAACGTTTGATTTTCATTGCGAGCGTCGAAACATAGGACCACCGGTCTTCCAATGACATTTTCATTACGTGATTATGCTGTTTTTTGTTTAGTAGCAAACGACTGCATTTAAAACAGATACATTTCAATATTTTCATAATATCCTTCAAGTGTTGGATGAATAACACCGGACGAGACATTTCGATGTGTCCAAAATATCCGGGTGTATTAATATACGTTAAACCATCTGTAGGACAAATCAAGCCCGGTTCTAATACACCCATTTTTGGATCAAACAGACCTCCCATTACAGGTTTGTTATTGATATATGTGTCTCGACTGGTCACCTCCACTACGGAGTTTTTACGAATTTCTTCTGGCGAACCAATACTAAATTGGATGCCGATGATTCGTGATGATTGAATCTTTTGGTACGATTTCATTTTGAATAAATACTATAATATAACGGATAAAATATTTAAATGGTTTTCGTATCAATCAATTTTATTTTTTCGGAAAGCATTCATACAAAATACACTGTAGGACATAACCACACAACATATTACAACATATTTTGTTTTTGAAAAAAAGATATAAACCTAATATGGGTAATCATATTAAGATATGCCAAAATATAATTTTCGTAGTAAAAAAGTGAAACCGGAAGAATCCGAAAGTGATGATTCGGATTCCGATTATGAAACTGTGGATGAATCCACCGAAAGTGAATCTTGTACAGAAGATTCAGAGACGGAATCCGAGAGTGGTGGCGGCGGCGACGACGATGATGACCAAGATGAAGAGGAGGAGGGCGACGACGACGACGACGACGACGACGACCAAGACGAGGCGGAGGGTGAATGTGAAGAAGACAACGAAGCCAATGATTTATTAGAAGCCGAAGATTTATATAAATTGTTGAGTGAAGTGTTTCCATCTAAATACATGAATCAGAAAATAGAAGCTTCACGTAAATTGCTGGCATTAGAAAACGTAAAAAATGTTAAGAAGCAAGAGAAGAAACAAAAAGACGAAAAAAAAAATGTCAATAAAAAAACAGACAAAAAAGACAAATCGAAATCTGAGAAAAAAACGGTGGAAAAGAAATCCTGTAAAAAAGCGGAAAAGAAATCCGAGAAAAAGTCCACAGAAAAGAAATCCGAGAAAAAGGCCACGGAAAAGAAATCCGAGAAAACAAAAAAATCAAAAAAGAACGAATCGTCCAGTGACGACGATGACGACGACGACGATGAAGAAGATAACCTGTTGGACGAAGATGACGATATGAATAAAATCAATATTTTCTTTACAATTGACGACGGTACCGGTGCAGGCGCAGATGCAGATGATTTTTATGACGATGAAAAAGAAGAAGGGGAATGTGACAGTGAAGACGAAGAGGTTTTTATGAAAGAAACGTATGAAAAGATAGACGAATCCAGCAATACAAATCCGGAAAAACAGACCAATGCCGTCATTTCTACTGAAAAGAAAACCAAAAAAAGGAAACGGTTATCACAAGAAGAAGACGACGTTGTTTTAAAAGACGTTGCACAGGAATATTTGGATTTGGTTGAATTGCGAAAAGATTTAATCAAGAAACAACAGAAATCGCCTAAAAATAAAATCTTGAAAAAGGCAATTGAAGATTGCAACAAGTCGATTCAAAAACTGGTAAAGAAATCGCGAACACGGAATTTGAAAACATATCATAAACTCATTAAAAATTCAAGTGGTCAGAATAAAATGAATGAATTCGACTATTTTAAAACGCGAATGTCGAATCGGGAACAATTGAAAATTATGGAGGATCTCAAGAAAATCAACAAACATATCAATATTGATAAACCATACCGTCTGGCTCTCCTACAGTCGAATATTCCGACCAATTTCAAGGCTCTTGCGATGCAGAAAATGAATCTGCTGCGAACTATGGAACCTGGTGATTCCGAATATTACAAAATCAAGAATTGGGTGGATAATTTTATGCGAATTCCATTTGGGATCTATCGCAATTTACCCGTTCAATTATCGGATGGAATTGAACTCTGTCAGAGATTTATGGAGAGTGCGAAACGGACATTAGACGATTGTGTCTATGGAATGGAAGACGCTAAAATGCAGATTATGCAATTGATTGGTCAATGGATTATGAATCCCGCATCGATTGGCACGGCCATTGCAATTAAAGGAGCCGCCGGTATTGGCAAGACCACATTGGTTCGTGATGGAATTTCCAAAATATTGGGCCGCGATTTCTCTTTTATTCCTTTGGGTGGATGCAGTGATGGTTCCTATTTGACCGGTAATGGATATGTGTATGAAGGTGCGAGCCACGGCAAGATTGTGCAGGTGTTGATTGATAGCAAGTCGATGAATCCCGTTATTTTCTTTGATGAATTAGACAAGGTTTCGGAAACCCCCAAAGGCGAAGAAATTACCGGTGTATTGACACATTTGACGGATACTACACAGAATTCGCAGTATCACGACAAGTATTTTTCCGAAATCGATTTTGATACGAGCAAATGTCTGTACATTTTCAGTTACAATGATGAATCTAAAGTCAATCCGATTTTGAAAGACCGTATGTATCGCATTGAAATCAAGGGATACGAAACCAAAGACAAGATCATTATCGCCAAGAATTATCTGTTGCCCAAAATCCGCGAAATGGTGGTGTTTTCAGAGACCGATGTTGTTATTCCGGATGAAACCATCGAGTATATTGCAAACAACAAACAGTTTTCACAAGATGAGAAAGGGGTGCGTAATTTGAAACGCTGTTTGGAAATCATATATACGAAATTGAACCTGTTTCGATTGACCAAAAAGGAACACGATATTGTCAAACACGTGAAACTGTCGGTTGAATTTCCATTTACAGTTACGAAAGAGGCGGTGGACCAATTAATCAAACAGACCGATGTTCCCAATATATCGATATTGTCCATGTATATTTAGAGCAACGCGTATTTTAAATACCGACTTTATTAGCAAAAAAATACGAGCGCATATTAACTAAATTCTATGTAATGGGTTTATTATTTGCTTACTTTGAGGTAGATAAGCAAATTCCCATCAAATGTTATTTCATTTACTACCTTAATGAAACAACTATTTATTTTTAATAACTTGTTTTTTAGGCTTCTTAACCTTTTCTGTTTTTATTACTTTTCTTGTAAATTCTTCTGGTCTTGTTTGACTTTCTAAATAACATTTTCCAAGTAATAATATATTTTTACAAGCATTTACATCTCTATTCACGAATATACGACATTTGGTTTCCTCTTTTGGAGTTAGTATTTCGTGAAGCGATTTTTTATGTTTTTTTCTTTTTACACTTACATTTTCCATTTCTTTCAAAG